TGAGCTCCGCATTCCGCTGCTCGGCGGCTGTCAGGCGCTGATCAAGAGTCTTGGCTGAGTCTACCCACCACGCTTTCTGTTTCTTGCACTCGGCCAGCTCTTCCCGCAGCGCAGCCAGTTCAACTTCATATTCAAATGCATTTTTCACTCAAACCTCCGATAATCCATTGCGAAACAGTAGGCATATACAAGCAATCAGCGCGATATAACCAGCTAGCCAGATCACGACTTGCACACCTTTTCGAAGTATCCGTCAATGTCAGGCCATACGCCTTCCGAGATCATCTGGCATTTGAAAGCTTGGTCATCCAGCCCGTCTTGATAGCTCATGCGATTCGATACGACAAAACCGACTGAAAGGAAAACGATGATTGCGGCAACTGTTAGTGTGCGAGTGTTCATGATCAAGATTCCTTAATTGAAAGAATTCCGTAGACAATTGCAGCGAAAAACCAAACTGCGGCACCTGCATCATGACCGCTTGCTGCCCAAGCAGTCGAGCAAACAACGCTGCACCACATCGAAATATAATTCCTAGTCACAATCAATCCTCCATGCTCAATTCAGCCTGTTCAGGATCTTCCATGTCTACTGCGTCGGAATCAAATTTGCATTCCCATACGTGACTGTAGAGTGACGAGTACATTTCGTAGCTGATTCCGCCAACTAGTAGAGCACCACGCAGCATTCCGAAGATGTGCTTGTATTCGCTGGTACGGGAACGCTGGAATTTGTCGTCGGCGAAGGAAATAGCGCGGTGGATCTGCTTAACGAACTCTGCTTGATTCTTGGTATGCATTGGGTTGCTCCTGTTGGCTTGGAGTGATTGTAATCTGCCACACAGGATTTGCGCAATCTGTTTTCGGTTAAAATGGAAATATATTTTGAGGTGCGAGCAAATGAAAACTTCTCAGGCCGGTATCGACCTAATCCACAGCTTCGAGTCGTTGCGGCTGAAGGCTTATCCAGATCCAGGCAGCAAGGACGGTAAGCCTGTAACGATTGGATGGGGTTCGACAGGTCCGGATATCAAGCTTGGCATGACGTGGACAAAGGAGCAGGCAGACGCTCGCTTAGCTAAAGACCTGGCTCGCTTCGAAGTCGGCGTATCCAAGGCTGTAGGCATTGACCTTGATCAGCATCAGTTCGACGCGCTGGTTTCGTTCGCTTACAACGTCGGACTTGGCAATTTTCTGTCGTCTACCCTGCTCAAGATTCTCAACGAGGGATACGTCAAGAACGCCGGCCTCCAGTTGCTGCGCTGGGACAAGAATGACGGGAAGGTTATGCCTGGTCTGACGCGCCGACGTAAGGCAGAACTTAAACTGTTCTCCGGAGAACACTAATGCCGATCTGGCTAACCGCGCCACCATGGCGATTCCTCTCAGGCCTCGCGTGTGGGGCGTTCGTGGTTTTCCTTTGGCATGATGCTAGCGTGTCGAGGATTGCGGCTGAGCGCGCAGGAGAGAAGCTTGAATCGGCATTCTCAGTGATCGCCGCGAACAAGGCAGACGAATCAATAGCTAAGGCGTGGGAAATTCGCCTTTCGGAGTTACGCAGCAATGAAACTACCATCATCCGAGAGCGCGAAAAGATTGTTGATCGCCCTATCTATCGCAACGTCTGTCTTGATCCTGCCGGCGTGCAGCTCGCAAACGACGCAAAGAACGGGCGTATCACAAGCAAGCCTGTTGACGCCTTGCCGGATTCCAAGTGATCTGGAAGGCGTAACAGGTGAGGCCGCGCTGACTGCACTGACTGAGTGGGGGTCGGCGCTTAGAGAGTGTTCTGAGCGGCATAAGGCTTTGGCTGCTGCTTCTTCCGGCCACCAAGATTAATATCCGCCCAGCCTGACTTAGTACGCGGCGGAACTGGGTTGTACTTCTTGAACTCAGCCTCAATCCCGCGAATCTTCATCCAAGCCCGCATGCATGAGGCGTTCTTCCATCCGATGGCTCTAGCAGTGTCAATTACAGTGCTAAATGGCGCCATACGCTTGATAGCCGTCTCTGCTGATTCGCCAGTCTTTCGCTCGTACTCTCCTGCCGCGCTCCTATTCTGTGAGCGCTTGATATCACTAATCCGCTGCTTGTCGGCAGTCGTCATAGGATCTGGATTCTGTACAGCATTGCAGTAACCCATCTTCGGGAACTGTATATCCTTCTTGTGGTATCGCAGCAGATACCAAAGAGTTGATCCGTCCTTGTAGCCGAGGATCTTGGCGGTCATGGTCATTGAGTTTCCGTCAGCCGCATATGCCTCGACTACATCCCAAAACGGCTCGCCGTATTCTTCTTCCACAGCTTTGATAATTGACCTAGCCACGAGGCTTTCCTTTGATATTGTTTGCTGGGAATTTGTGACGCTCAGATCCTGGCTGCAATGCCTGGCGTGGAGTCATACCTTTTGCCAGCCGCTTGGAGATCTTGCAGCGAGTGACGCCTAGTTCTTTTGCCCATTGGCTGATTGATTGAGTGCGACCGTCAAGCTCAATGAATCTAGATCGCGAATCAGGCCGCTTAGGTTTGCGTGGTGCAGGCTCTTTCGGCGCCATTCTCGGAGTGAATGGAATTGAACGCTCCAACACCCACTTCTTTAGTGTGTTATGTGAAGTGCCAACGATCTGAGCCGTTGCCGTCACGCTGTTTTCCATTAACAGCTCGCGAACAACTTCGACTGCTGGCCTTCCGATTTCTTTATACAGCTCGAACGCCCAAGACATCTACTTACTCCTTGTGGATTGCCCCGTGGTTAGCGGGGCGGTGTTTCAGAATGGGTTAGCGGCCTCGCCATGAATCTTGTGCCATTCCGCGTGATGTTCAGAGCATAACCACCTGACGTCATAGACTCTATTGTAGTCATCGTGGTGTGCATGGATGTTATCAATGGTTCCGCATATCTCGCAAGGCTTTTTTGTGAGCTTTCCATCTCTGATCGCATTTCCTATAGACACGTGCGCGGCTCTCTTCTTGGGATTGCTTTCCTGCCAAGCCTTCTTTGCTCTCGCTCCGGCTATCAATCCAGCCTCTGATTTTGCGTATGAAAGCCTTGCTGCTACCCTTTGAGGCTCATTAGCCCTGGCTTTGTCGTAGGCTCTTGCGCATGAAAGACACTTTGCTGAAAGCCCGTCCTTCGACGCCGTCCTAATGTGAAATTCTGATTTTGGTTTATCTGTATCACACGAATTGCAATGCTTCATAAAAAAGCCCCTGGATTTATCAGAGGCTATTTTATCACAATAAAAGGAATGTCAAATCAGAACGGTATATCTTCGTCGAATGAGTCAAAATCTGGGGCTGGAGCTTGTTTCTGTGGCGCCGGCTTTGCTGCGTTCTGCTGCTGCTCTTTCTTCTCATACTTCATCGACATGAACTTGCCCTTGGCACCGTCGCGAATCCACGAGCTGACCCAGTAGTGAACGCCTTCAATCTCTGCGCTGCCTTTGTAATCTGGGCGCTTGTCGTTGTCGCCCTTGTCATTCTTGAACAAGACGCCGGTTAGGTTGTTATCGTATTGCTGAGTCATTGTGTAGCCTCTTGCGGGTTTTTAATGGATTGCTTCTGTGCTTCGGTAATACTTCCAGTCTGTTCAATCTTGCTGATGATCTGATCTGCTGTGGCCTTGCCTGCTGCGATAGCTGCTAGCCAGGCGCCAATATTAGCCTGAAATTTGTCCTCTGGATAGACTGCTGTCGATAGTTTTTTCACCGTGTACGGCGAGCGCTTTCCGCGCGTGGTCGTCAGCGATATAGCCAGATCAGCGTCAATGTGAGACAACGCAGCAATACGAATGCCGCCAACTGCAACTCCGCCAAATCGAACAGCAGGATCGCAGAACAAGGTAGCCGACTTGCCTACCCAATCGGCGCCGTTATCGCCATACGCAGTGATCAGCACGCGGCGCATGGATTTGCACGGATACCAAGGCTTGCGGTCCTTGATGTGTACAGCGACCGGCGAGTCTGCATCGCCGCGCTTAACAGCAGTGATCTCTACGGTTTCAGGGCCGGCTATAAAATCGTCTGCGTTGATTCTGTCGCTCTTAGGTGTAATCGTCTCACGCAGGTTTGCCAAATCAGTCATTTCAATCCTCCAATCCATTAACTTCTAAACCATCTTCAAACTGATTCACCGCGTAACCCGGTAAGCCAATCTCTTCTTCCGACTCATCATAACTAGGCCATTCATCGCGATCAAGACAATTCGCATAAATTTCCAAGGCTTCACGATACAAAGCCCGAGCAATCATCAGCGCATCAGCATCCGGCTTGTATCGCATGGCAGCGTGCGGGGATTGTTCTTCTACGGCGATCCAACGCATAACGTCCAGCTTCTCGCCGAATTGCCACTCCCATGCATCCATGTAAAGCGCAGCGCTGATGTGATAGCCGTAATTGTTGATCGTGCGCGAGAAGTCGTCACGGCCTGATTTCTGGCACTTCTTTAAATCGACAGGCATCCCAGCATCAGTCAGCTTGTCATATCGAACCTTGACCGGAACCCCTGTGATCGGGTCATTGGTGAATAGACTTAGCTCGTAACGACCTGGCGCCTCAATAAGTTGCCGGCAGTGACGATTGCGCAGAACGCCTTTCTGCATCCCCAGCACATTCTCGCATTCCGCCGATGTCAGCACGCGCTCTTTCGGATGATCCTTGCACGCAGCCTTGTACAGTGCAGACGTACGAGCATCGCACTCAACCACCTTGTAGTCCGTATCCCATCGATCCGACTCAAGAATTCGGCAGTGAATCGCGCTACCAATCTCCTTCGCCCGAGTTGCATTGAAAGGGTTCGGGTAGCGGAAGTGCGCAGGACTTACTAGGATTCGCTTGAGGCCTGTGCTGCCTACTGCTGGATCAGAGTGGTAGTCGGAGTTAGACAAGCCTTCGTGTAGTCCGATAGCGATTCGTGGGCGCTCTGGCTTTTCTGGAGTCTCAATGGCCGAGATCCAGTCTTCCTGCAATTCAGTCAAAAGACACCCCATCCATTTCATTGCGTCATCGGCGCAAGTGAACATCTCGCGCTTACCATCTTTCGGTACGCTGGTTTCTTTCTTTCGCTCGCCTTGGTAATGAATAACCCAAGCCCTAGGGGTTTCTCGGATGATAGTTACCGCGCACATCAATCCATTCCGTGATGCCAAAATCATTGCGCCCGCCTCCAGCACTCAACCAATTGTAGGTATTTCTTCCTTTTCGCTTTTGTTATGCGATGCCCAAACTTATCAGCCTCGCCGATTATTGCTGTCCAGAGTGCATCGCGGTAGGTCATTGCGGAAACTCCGGCATAGCCATCCAGTGAGTAATGTTCTCGGGCCACATAAAGTCGTAGTCGCCTCCGTACATTTTCCAGGTTCCGTCTTCTCGCATATGGGCCATGCCGAGTGACGGTGAGCTTGAGTCCGAAACAAGCAGGGTCTGAGAAACCATGCAGTGATCCGTCGTGCATTCGTGCGGGCACTGAGGTTTGCACACTTCTACGCTAATCCATCCACTCATCTTTAACCACCTCCTATTTATTTGTAAGCCAGAGATTATCCCGCCACTTTCCTCACGTCAACAAAAAAGGCCAACTATTTCTAGCCGGCCTTTCTGTTATGATTAGGCGGTTTTGTCGGATGCGTCCAGGCTCAAGGAAATAGCGGCTTCCAAGTCTTTCGCAGCAATGGCTCCAGCAATTCGCTTCTGTGCGATCTCAAAATATCCGTCATCCATCTCGATCCCGATGAATTTCCGGCCAGTGTTTACGCAGGCTACTCCGGTTGTGCCGCTGCCCATAGTGTTGTCTAGCACCGTTTCGCCTTCGTTGGTGTAGGTGCGAACCATGTATTCCATCAGCGCTATTGGCTTCTGCGTCGGGTGAACTGGGGCTGTCTCATGCTGAAATCGCAGCACTGAGCGGGGGAAATTTCCTTCCTTTTGAATGTAAGGCCTGTCACTTACCCTGCCAAAGTTGCCAGAACCGGCTTTGTTCTTTCTTGCATTATTCACTTCTACCGCCACTAGCCCCTGAGGGTTGTATGTGTCGATATTGCCGAAGACAACGATATCCTCGTGGGCGGTTAACGGTCGGCGTCTAGCATTCAGGAATCCAGATGCCTTGGTTTTTTCCCACACCCATTGATACCTAAATCTCTTCGCGTTGCTCATCACCAGTGCGGACGTGAATGGCTGGGCGGCGGTCAAGACAATCGCGCCCTTGCAGACTCTCACGTACTGCTCCCACAGATCAGCAAAGGGAATGATAGCATCCCACTTGTTCTGCGTAGTCCCATACGGCAAATCACAAAGCACCATATCCACCGAGCCATCCGGAATCCCTTTCATCAGCTCCAGGCAATCACCCTTCATTAAATCCATTCTGCAAATCCGCCGTTCTGGTTTTTGATTCCGGAACGATACGCGGAATTTATTTTTTAGGCAACAAAAAACCCCAAGCCTTTCGACCTGGGGTTATTGTTCTCCGGAGAACGATTAAGCGGCTTTTGGCTTCCTGATCTCTTTCGGCACGCGGGACTGGAAACGCATGACCAGCTTGCGAAGACGCTGCTCGAAATCGTCCTTGTCCTCTTCGTTCAGGTTCTCGATCACCACAATTGCGTCGTGCCATAGGGCGCCGTTCATGTGACCAGTGGACCGGAGCATTACGCCCTTAAGCTCAGGGTCGTTCGGCTTGACAGGAGGTGTTGCCAGCTCCTTACGCTTGGCCGCAACAGCATCCACCATCTGCCGGACATTCTCGAACTCAGTCACCTTAAGTTCATACTTGAATGCAGCCCGAAACATCGATGCGTACTGCTTAACTGCTCTAGGCGCCGGGGCCAATGTCGTCACTCCCAAGCCGGGGCGACCTACCTGACTCGACCAGCCATTCTCTGTATAGCCAATTTCCAACCAGGGGTTGAACTTCTCCAGTGAGTCGATCTTTTCTTCCTTGACTAGCTTCATAAAGGCGCCCGCTACATTGTCCAGTTTTTCGCCCTCTTCGGCGATGTTTTGGAGGACCAGTGCTTGCTTGCTTTTTGTAGTAGCCATGATTTGTTGCCTCGTAATAATTTGTCGCTTCCCTTGCAGTAATCCTCAGGACAGGGGGCGCCGCTAGTGGCGTTTGCCCCTGCCTGTACCCAATGTTAGCTGGGGTCCGGCCTGCGTCAAAGAACTTTTCGTTATAAGCGACAGGCGGTTTCGGCATAAGAAAGACTAATAGTTTTCCGGAGAACTATTTATTGTTTGTGGTATGCTTTGGCACTCAACGTAAACACCTAGGTGCAATAGATGAAGACGAAGGACGCGATTAGCTACTACGGCGGGATCAAGGCTCTGGCGGATGCTCTCGGAATCTGGCCTCACAACATCAGCCGCTGGGGCGAGACTGTACCTATGGCCCGCCAGTACGAGCTACAGGTTAAGAGCAGCGGGAAGCTCAAGGCAGAGGCTTAACTATGGCGGCGCTTCCGTACATGCAGCTATACGTTGCCGACTACCTGGCAGACACGCAGCACCTTACTACCGAGGAGCACGGTGCATACCTTCTGTTGCTGTTCAGCTACTGGCAGACTGGCAAGTCTTTGCGGTCTGATCGTCTAGCGCCCGTTGCACGTTTGTCCAACGAACGTTGGAATGACGTTAAAGAAACGTTGCGAGAGTTCTTCTTTGAGGATGGTAATCAGTGGATTCATTTCCGCGTTGAGGCTGATTTGGAGTCTGTAAACAGCAAAAGTCTTAAGGCTTCTGGCGCAGGGAAGGCATCCGCTAGAGCTAGGGCGGCCCGTAGACAGGCGGTTCCACATGGTATTTCAACGAACGTTGAACAACCGTATGAACGAATCGTCAACCATACAGATACAGATACAGATACAGATACAGATAATAAAAAACCTGTCGCGGCAAAGGCCGCTAGGGTTAAATTTGATCCGTTGCCAATGAAGCCTGCGAACGTAAGCGAACAGGTTTGGGCTGAATGGTGCCAGGCAAGATCGGAAAGCAGGAAGCCGCTGACCAAGGCAATGTGTACGGCTCAAGCCAAGCAGCTCGACGGACATGGCAATGCAGACGAGGTTATCCGCAAGTCTATTGCCGCTGGCTGGCAGGGGCTGTTTCCTGATGGCGTCAAATCAGCATCCCCGCGACACAGCGGATTTGCGCAAACCGATTACATGGACGGCTTGACCGTCGACGAAAATGGCTCACTACGATTCTGAGGAAATAAAATGATACCTAACCCGTTTACCTACCATGCCGATCTTTGCCAGGATCACCCAGAAGAAGCGGCCGGATCAAGGGACGGCGGCATAACTATGTCTTTTTGCTTGGAGTGCTCCCGCGAGAAGCAGAGAGCTGAATGGATAGCCGAACAAAAGGCTCAGTCTGAGGCAAGAAAGGCGAAATCAATCGCTGATCGTGTTGCTTCCTGCCGTATCCCAGACAGGTTTGCCGATAAATCCTTCTTGGACTATTCGGCATCGTCTGGTGGTCAGCGCTCTAATCTCGAGAAGTGCCAGGATTACGCAGAGAACTTCGACACCCATTACGCTGACGGTCGATGCCTCATCCTTTCCGGCACGGTTGGCACGGGGAAAACCCATCTCGCGATTGCGATCTTGAAGGATGCGGTTGAAAAGCAGGGCTACACGGGTAAATACTGGACCGTGAACGGGCTGCTGCAAGTCATCCGGTCCTCATACGAGAAAGACTCCGGCTTCAGCGAATCTGACGTGATTTCCTCGGTCACGGATACTCATCTGCTGGTTCTGGACGAGGTAGGCGCAACAAAGCAGTCTGAGTTTGAGATGGCAACGCTGTTCAACATCATCAACTCGAGGTATGAATGGAAGCTGCCGACCATCATTATCTCCAACCTCGGGCCAAAACAAATCGGCGAGGCGATTGGTGAGCGATGCTTTGACCGTCTGCGTGAAGGTGGCGGAGAGTGCCTAGTCTTCCAAGGCGAATCAAATCGCAAGAAATAGATTGCTCCTGCGCCAAGGAGGCAATACCATTGGGAAATAATTGCTCGGAGCGGGAAAATGAGAGATCCTTTTAGCCTTGAGGCTGAACAGAGCGTCTTGGGTGCAATGATGATTGCGCCTGAGATGATCGACCTGCTATGCGCTGACATATCGGCCAAGGATTTCTATTGGCAGGACAACGCAGATGTCTTCAAGGCAATCCTCGAGCTGAACTCGCTTAACCGTCACATCGACTTTTTGACGGTTGGCGAGCATATCGGGAATCTGGACAGCGGAGAGCCAGCGTTCGCCTACACCGCCGAAATCCAGAAGGGCACGCCTAGTACCGCCAACGCAGAGCAATACGCCAGGATCGTGCGTGAGCGGTCTATGGACCGTAGTTTGATTGAGGCCGCTCGAGAGATTCACGAGATCGCGCACAGCACTATTCAAACAGAGGACAAAATCTCGAGATCACAGACGGCAATCCTTGGATTGGATACCGAGACAGCAACGAACGACACGGTGAACATCTTTGATTCGCTCGTGAAGCACATGGACGTTCTCGAGGTTCGTCTTGCTGGTGATAACGCGGTAACGGGCATTGCTACAGGTCATGAGGACTTCGATAATCACACTGGTGGGCTTCAACCTGGCGGGCTGTATCTTGTTGCTGGTCGTCCAAAGATGGGCAAGACGACCTTTGCGCTAGGCATCTGCCAGCACGCGGCTATCCGTCAGGGTAAGCGGGTGATGATGTATCACCTCGAGATGACCGAGAAGCAGGTAATGGACAAGGTGCTGGCTGCCGAATCAACTATCCCGCTTGATGCCATGAAGGATGGCTCGGCATTGTCGGATCACTCTGCGCAACTCATGGCCGCTGTATCCAAGATGAAAGACGCGCACTTCGACGCATCGTATCGCTCGAGCTACACAATGCAGCAGATCCGCGCCGATGCGCGACGCAAGAAGCGCAAGGATGGCCTAGACCTTATCATGGTTGACCACCTCGGGCTATTGAATGGCGACGATCCAAAGCACAATCAGGTTGCCAAGATCACGGAGATATCGAGGCAGGCTAAGTTGATGGCTAAGGAGCTGAATGTTCCGGTGCTGTTCCTGTCGCAGCTCAACCGTTCGCTCGAGCAGCGACCTAACAAACGACCTGTTCCGTCTGACCTGCGCGACTCCGGATCGCTCGAGCAAGATGCCGACATGATCATCTTTGTCTATCGCGACGAGGTTTATCATCCGGATACTGATCGCAAAGGGATTGCCGAGATCATCATTGGTGCCGCTCGAGAGTGTTCGCCTGAGACGTTCTTTAGCATCTTCCAGGGCAAGTACTCGAGGTTTACCAAGCTTGATCCTGCCGTATTCCAAGGCTGGGACGAGGAAGAGCCTGAGCAGCCTAAGAAAAGTGGCGGCAACTGGAAGAAAGGTGGGTTTTAATGGAGGCCAAAGATGACTTCATATGCGGAACCTGCTTCGTCACACAACTTGGCAATCCTGTCAATTGCCGAGATAGAAGCCATAGAGAGCCACAAAGCGGACTGTCTCCAGAGATGGAAGCTAGCTCGGGACCATGCCAGCGCGATCTATTTGGGGTTGAAGTCGAATAGGGGTAGAGTCTGGGCAGAGCGCGAATTGAAGACTAAGCCAGAGATCGAAGCCGAAACCCGGCGCCAACTGAACTTATTGCTGAAGGTTAAACGATGAGTGAATTGTGGGAAGAGGCTGACATACAGCTTCTGAGGTTTGGATGCGAAGACGGACTATCCATGCAGGAGATGGCTGAAGCCCTGGGGCGAACCGACAAGGCGGTTAGAAATAAGTGCTGGCGTCTTGGATTGCTGGTCGCAAGGGAATGGACTGATGATCAGGTGCAGATGATTCGCGATGAATACGCTACAGGGAAGCCTGTTCGCATTGAAAGGCTTGAAGAGCTGACAGGCAAGACAAAGGCAGCGATATTCCTCAAGGCTTCTAGGATTGGCCTCGGCGACAGAAACAGGAAGGTGGTTGAATTCAGGAAGGAATACCCGAACAAGTTCGATAATCAAGAGGATAGAAGTGCTGCTAAATCAATATCGCAAAAGAAATATCTTGCAGAAAACGGACATCCAAAAGGGATGCTAGGAAAGGCTCACTCTCAAGATGCCAAGGATAGAATCTCGGTAAAATCAATTCAGTACCACGCCAACCTATCCGAAGATTTGAGAGCTGAATACCTTATGAAAGCACTGAAAACTAAAGTGGCAAATGGAACCTATGCGATTCCTCGAAAGAACTGCACATGGAAGGCTGCATGGCACGAGATCGGCGGAAAGCGGAAATACTACCGGTCTAAGTGGGAATCGAACTATGCCTATTACCTGGAGTCGCTGAAGGTCAATGGAGAGATCAAAGACTGGACGCACGAATCAAAGGTCTTCTGGTTTGAGGGAATCAAGCGCGGATGCGTTAGCTACCTGCCTGACTTCCATGTTATCCAGAACGACGAGTCAGAGGAGTATCACGAGGTCAAGGGGTGGATGGATGCCAAGAGCGTTACAAAGATCAAGCGCATGGCTAAATATCATCCGGATGTCAAGCTAATCGTAATTGATTCCAAGGCTTATACAGCTTTGCAAAAGCAGGTTAGCGCAACCGTTGCAGGATGGCAGAAATGAGGTTTCAGCTTCGTGTGCGCACTCGCGACAAGTTCCCAGGCGGAAAGGTCGTGGTGAAAATCTATGAGGATGTCGAATGAAATTCATCGTATGCGGCGGACGTGATTACTCCGACAAAGCGCGCCTACACCGGGTGCTCGACGGCGTACACAAGAAATGCACGATCCACGCGATAATCGAGGGCGGCGCCCCGGGCGCTGATCGACTAGCTAGGGAATGGGCGCTAGAGAAAGGTGTGCAGGTGTTCACGGCTATTGCTAACTGGAAGGTCTATGGTAATGGCGCAGGACCAAAAAGAAACGCCGCAATGCTCGCGCTGGAGCCTGATGGGGTGATTGCGTTTCCTGGCGGCAGTGGTACGCGTGACATGACTCGGATTGCCGAACTCTCCGACGTGAAAGTCATGCACATTCTCTTCTGAATAAAGCTTGACGCCAACCCAGCAGCACCGTAAATTGTTTTCACATTCAGAGCATTCGGCAGGGGAATTAAATGAAGCTGGAAATTCGAGATAAGGATCATGCTGCAATTCTTGAGAAGGCATTCCACGCTCAAGAGATTATTGAATTCCATGGCGTGTCCATGGCTATTCACGAGTTTGGATTCAATTTCGATGGTCGTCCAAGCTGGACTGTTGGGCTGGCTGAAGTCTTCAAACCGCAGTGGAAGGAAGGCGGAAAGCCACCAGCAGGAACCATCTGCGAATACACCGACGTTCACGGCCTGAAGTGGTATGGCTGCGAAATCATTGCATATCACGGCGACCATGTATGGCTGCGTACAACCGTAGCTAATCGTGACCATGTGAAAGTTTTTGGCGCTTTCAGGTTTCGTCCAATCCGAACTCCCGAGCAGATCGCTGCGGAAGAACGAAGGATAGCGGTAGAGAATATGCGCGAAATCATAACTGATGAAAACCTTAAGGGGCTTGGCCTTACTTTGCATCTTGAGGCTCTCTACGACGCCGGCTACAGAAAGTAAGTGTTTTCCAGAGAACAGTTAAATTGAGAGTTTGGAGGGGTGTGATGGATAGCAGGCAGCAGTTTGAAGAGTGGGCAGCGGATTACCACGAGTCGCTAGGTAACTTTTACACGCGTGCTGGCGGTATGTTTGCGCTTGATGAAAGTGGTGAATACGAAGTTAGATGGTTGCAAGGTGATTTTGTGGCTTGGCAGGCATCACGAGAATCGATTCTTGTTGAGCTGCCGCACGACGTAATGCACGTTACCAATATTGCCTATGGGGATGGGCGCGATGACGTTATCACCGCCATCCACTCTGCCGGAATCCGCACGAAATGACCCTAACCGACCTACTCCCCCTACTAATCGCCATCTACGAAAAACACGGCGACCTACCACTCGCTACAGGCTTCGACGACCATAAGCCTATTGTGGGGGCGCTGGTGAGTAAGTTTGAGAAGACGAGCGAGCTTGGTAAGAAGGGCGAATTGTTTGTTGATTTTTACTAATAACCAAAGGGAATCAAAATGACTACCGAAATGTGGACTCACGAAAATAGCACTCTTGAATTTCGCCAAGGCTATCGCGAAGGGCTGGAGGCTGCCATTAAGCTTGTTGACGAGTACAAGCAAGAACTTAAGGCTGATCGAAAAATCAACGAATGCCTATGGGTCAACGTTTGCACTGAGCGGCTTAATGATGAGTTGTCCATGTATGAAGTCGGCGACGAGGAATAGGAATGAGCAGCAGAGAAGAGTTTGAAGCGTGGTGGAGTTCTACTCCGATCCTCGGCGAGAACAAAAGGACGATTGCCGAGAAAGCCTGGCAAGCTTCCCGAGCTAACTCCGAGCTTCTATCCGCCCTAATCGCCATAACCAACTCCGGCCCCGACGCAATACCGATCAAGGATGCGTTTGAGATGGCGCATAGGGCGATTGAGCGGGCGAGTGGAGCGAAGGTATGAGCAAGCGCAATGACATAAAAATGAAGGCGCTAGATCGAATTGTTCAGGGTTGGAATACGGCCCATGTGAATGCAAAGGATTTGCTTGACCTGATTTGCGAAAACGAATACCTTGAGCGCCGAAACGATGAGATGAGCGCGTCGGCACCAGAGATGCTTGCAGCGTTACAGGCCGTGCTTGAAGAGGCTGAAGGACTGATTTGTGCATATCATGGGGCTTATGGAAGCACACCTGATGATGATTGCGTTATCAACGAGCTAAAGGATCTTGACTACGTACGTGAAGCAATAGCAAAAGCAACGACAAATCAATAACTTTATAGTAAAAACTAATCAATATGTCGCCTTTTGTAATACTATAACAATTGGAGGAAGAATGAACAACATTCGCGCACAGTTTGAAGAGATTTGGCCGGTGCCTGATGGCGTGTATTGGCATGAGACGGCTTGCGACTACATGACGCTTGATGGCATTGATGACTGGCAGGATCATTACTTTCAGCGAGTGCGAGACTCTTACGCTGCCCGCCTCGACACCTTCACCCGCTGCCAGGAGACTCAGGCGCCGGCTATGTCGCTGATTGAGGAACTTGTGTGGGCGCTAGAGGCTGAAGCATACTCAGACCATAAGCGCGACCTTATTGTTAGCGCCAAACAAATCATAGGGAGAGATAAATGATTGACGACTTCGTGATTGGCTCGGGATGCGTGATGGAGTTCGCTATGGCTAAGCCAGGTGATGATTTGGCCTTGTTGGACTGGCGGCCTGTCGGAATTACTGCCGGCGCCAAGAAACGTAAGCCGCGCCTAACCAAGAAGATCAACAAGAGGATCATGGCTGAGTATTGGGCCAAGCGAGGTAGCAAATGAACGCACTACCCGGACAACTGGAATTGGCGACCGTGATTGATCATAAGCAATATAAAGCCAGTTATTCGCTTCAAGCAGACATGGATGCGTTAATGGCTATTGAGCCTCCTAGATTTGGAGATAGCACCCACAAGCCAGCCGGTGTGCGCCTGGCTAAGATGCTGAGCAAATACGACGACTCGCCCTCATCGCAATTGTGGTCAGATATTCAGCGGTTGGCGCGGGAGATCTTGAAAGCATGAAAAAGTATTGCGGTGGATCTGTGTGTATGGGTCAAGGTCCTAGCGAGAAATGCGGAAACTTCTGGGGCACAAGTATGATTCAGTGCGCTAGTTGCAAGGCCTACGACTTGGCTAGGCTGGAAATGAAGGAGTTCCCGGATGATGAGCTGGACGAGCTAGATATCGCAACAATAATGCTCAGGAATCATGGCTATAACCATCTAGCGGACTCGGTTGCATTGGCCAAGAAAGCGCTTACGAAATAAGCTTGACTCAAAACCAAAAGGCTCCTAATGTGAGCCTTTCTTTTTGGGTTATTTTTGGAGGGGTTGTGACTGACATTCTCAATATGGACATGATCAATTCGCTGCCTCAGCCTTTTTATGGCAGCGAGAACGGTAAAGACTGGTGGTGGCCGATTATGGATATCGATGTTGAAAGCGGAATTTGCCGAATCGATGTTTGCGGGAAATTGGAGGCCAAGTGGATAACTGACTTCCGGTACATCCGCGACGATGCGCAAACCATGCACGAACCTGATACCTTTTATCTCGACTACGAGGCCGAATGATGACCATCTCAACCACAACCCTAAAAAACGCAGCAAGAGCGATTGAGCATGACCTGTGGACTGACTCGGATGGCGCGAACTACCTGGTTAAGGATGGGGCTATTCTGAGGCGGTGGGAGCCGGCACACGACGATGGCGATGCGTTAAGGCTTGCTATGGCGCTAGGCATAGGCATTCACCCAGACCTTGCTGTTGCGTCTGTCCAGAGCTCGTTCATGATTGGTAGATGCGGCTACAACGAGTTTGCAGAGTTCGAGGATTACGAAGACTGCCCGATGTTCTCTGTGCGCATGCTGATCCTTCTATCTGCCGCACGCATCGGAGCCGCACTATGCCAATAATCGCTTGCACATGGTTCGCCTGGACCTATATTCTGCCTGCCGTTAAGGTGAAAATTAGTTATTGGAGGGGTGCATGAGTGATTTCAGTAAGCTCAAGAAGTTGGCAGAGGATTACATTAGGCTGATCGATGATCCTGATGAGGATCTATGGGCTGAAGCTCGCGACATGTACGACGACGCCTCAGATGTAGATACGGTTCTTGCGCTGATCAAAGAAAACGAATCTCTGCGCGAGTTGCTTTCTAGAGCTAGGGGTTACATGTACCCATCCGACCCACTGCGCAACCTGATCAACGCCACGCTTATCAGTTCTCCGGAGAACCCTTAATGACCATCGTAAGCCTCCATGGATTGACGCTGGACATAGAAATCCACTACGCACAGCAAACCCCGTCGACCGAACACGCAAACGGCTTCAGCGAACTTGAGTGGACCTGCATACACGCAACAGACGAGATTGGCGAAAATATTTCAGATGCGGCTATTGACTTAATCTGTGACGAGTATATAAATGACATCGAACGCGCTATTTGGGCGCAGATAGGGAGATAACAATGAGCAAGCCGGAGTGGAGTAATGCGCCAGAATGGGCGATGTGGTTAGGTCAGGATGAAGTTGGCCCGCATGGAAACGATCATTACTGGGTGTGGTTCGAGAATAAACCTTCAAAAATGTCAAATGGCTGGATCGACCGAACCCCTGATGGCCGCTGGCTTCAAACGCAAGACGTTGCAACACAACAAGAATGGCGCAAAACACTGGAGAAACGTCCATGAGCACAATCACAGTCACCCAGGCACGCATCGCACTCGAAGCCGCGCACATGGCTTTCATCTCTGCTGACATCGAACACCCGACCGCAACACACATCGCCAAAGAAGCGCTGACCAATGCGCGTCACGAATACTGGAATGCGTGTGCGGCGTTCTGCACCAAGCTGGAATTCGCCACGGATCTGGCTGACGTACACGACGCGCTTATCACTCAGGGGCTTTGGACATGAGCGAGTTGCAGCCTGGGATGTTGGCGCTTATCGTCGGATCTCGTTACGCTGGCACTCAGATCAATATCGGCAAGATGGTTGAGGTAATATCCATTGAGCCAGACAACCAGGCGTTGGTTAAAGGCGACTCAATCACGGATCAGCACGGCGGCACGGTAGATCAGGCTCTATGCTTGAAGACTCATCTCTTGCCTATCAAGCCCCAGTGTGATCCGCTCGACGTAACCCATAAGGAAGAACTTCATGCATGAAATTATCAAGGAGATGCAGGCCAGAGGATGGTCGCTTAGCCTGATCGCCGCAAGAAGCGGTGTAAGCCAGAACCGGCTTGAACGCGGAGTGTTTGGCGTTCGTGAAGAGCGAGCGCTACTCCGCTTGGCAGAGGAAGAATGTCACATCGATTTGGATAGCATGGGGATTGAAGAATGAGCCGCAGCGACGGAAGCACAGCAGACTACTACGTACTCCCTGAAGGCGCTACACAGCTTCAGGATTTGATCAGCCATCGCGATATGAACTATTACATCGGGTCCATATTCGACTTGTGTTATGATTACAGCAAATCAGGTAGCTGTAGTTTGGAAATAGCCAAGGAGATGCATGAGCTCGCATCAAGAGAAGTTGAGAGATTGCAGAAAGTGCCAGTCGCAGAAGCCGATCAGTGAGTTCGGTGTTAGAAATGCTTCCAGGGACGGGCTGAACACCGCATGCAGGGAGTGTGTAAATCTGGCTCAGAAGAGCCAGTATAAGGGTAACAAAACGTATTACCTGGATAGAAACAGGGAGGTTAGGCACAAGAACAGAGAGCTTTATCGAGAGGCTAAGGAAGGAAAGCCTTGCGCTAAGTGCGGAGGCTTATTCCCTCAGGTCTGCATGGATTTCGACCATATAGACCCATCAACCAAAAAACTATGCGTTGCTCAAATGCTTGGGTTTCACTGGAATGCAATCCAGGCTGAAATTGATAAGTGCGAGCTTCTTTGTGCCAATTGCCACAGGATAAAGACATATGAAACGTCAACTCGGCAAAAACAACACAGAATTACAACATCTTATAAGCGATCTAAATGCTAACGCGCAGATTGGCGAAATCACGCGAGCCTGCTATCGATACGGTATGGCCTCACACAGTGACATGCTGCGAGACGCCAAGAAGATCCGCTTCTATGCTCAGGCTGAGGTTGAGCGGCTGGAGAAACTTGGTAATTCCAGTGTCGTTTCTAGTGTTTCGATTGCTGCGTCTGAGCATCCATACAACCAGAATCAGAGTATCCCTAGCTGGGATGATGCTCCAGAATGGGCAACTGACTTGATGGTTGCAAACTTTGAAGTTTCATTATTTGAAAAATACCAGTTCGCATTAAAGCGTGATGAAGCATATTACGATAGTACTGATTGCTCAGTTGGTTTTATAATTGGCGGACAGGAAAAACTATGGCTTGTACATTCTTCGCGCCCAACGAGCACAGCCCAATGACCGAATACAACGAGCAGCTAGTCAAGGAAGCGATTGATTCGGGCGCTACTAATGCAATCATGGCCGAGGCTTTAGGGGTAAGCGAAAGGACCATGCGGCGGTGGAAGGCTAGGTTGGCGCTTTCGGGCTACAGCCCTAGCCATGACATGACCAAGCAGTGTCCTGACGGCTATAAGGTCAAGGGGGTTAGCTCGTATTACAACCGCGACGGCGAACTGTCTGGACAGTGGGTTAAGACCAGTGCGGATAACGAACGTCGATACGAAATGATGGTCGAAGCGTGCCAGGCGCTTAAGGAGGATCTGCCTGTTCTCGTGCCTCGCGCATATGCCGGTGAGTTCCTGCCTGACCTGATGGCTTGCTACCCAATCGGCGATCCCCACATCGGCGAGTACATCTGGTCCGAAGAATGCGGAAAGAGCTGGGACTTGGGAATCGCTGAGCGCATGCACTGTGGCGCAATGGCTGCACTTGTAGAGGCCGCACCGCGCACCGAGAGCTGCACAATCGTAAATCTTGGGGATGCAGCCCATTACGATTCAATGGCTGCTGTAACGCCACGCAGCGGCCACCACCTGGACGCAGACAGCCGATACGCCAAGATGGTGCGCGTATTGGTCAAGGTTATCCGACAGTGCATCGAGACGGCGCTTACAAAGCACAAGACGGTGCATATCATTAATGTCCCTGGTAATCATGATGAGACTGGCGCTCTGTGGTTATCAATTGCGCTGGATCACATCTATGCGAATGAGCCTCGGGTGACTGTCGATACTAGTCCTGCGCTGTTCAGCTATTTCGAGTTTGGCAAGAATCTCGTTGGTACGCATCACGGCCACTCTTGTAAGGCTGACAAGCTGGGCCAGGTAATGGCTGCCGATCAACCGCAAGCATGGGGCCGCACTGAGCATAGGGCTTGGTGGACTGGCCACGTTCACCACGAGAGCAAGAAGGAGTATCCAGGCTGCACGGTGGAGACGTTCAACACCTTGGCCCCCGGTGATGCCTACGCGACTGCTGGGGGCTGGAGATCGCGGGAGAATATGAAGTGCGTGGTTCTGCATAAGGAATTCGGCGAGGTTGCACGACATACAGTGCATCCGTCCATGCTTCACTAGAATGCATTCCATTTAATGCTTGACCGCGCTAACCACGCGGTCTAACCTTCACAAATACACACGTAGGAGGGCGCACCATGTTTTATCTAGGCATATTCCTAATCGTCGTAGTGATGGCAGCACTGTTCGTCTTCAGCTCGCTGCTGATAGGCGTCAGGATCACGACCATCATCTGGCTCACCGCTACGTTCGTAATGGCAGTGTTTGCTTTCGGGTTTTATCAATTGATGGGTGGGATGTTATGAGCAAGTATCCGTGGGATCAAGATAAAGAAATTGACTGGAGCGCTGATCCTGTTCAGATTGCAAAGCAGTACGCGCACCGCTATCACGATAGTACCGACAAGCTGATAGATTATTATTTCGCAGCCAAGGCACTGAAGATGCTCTGCATTGCTGGCTGGTCAATCGCTGCGATCCTTTTCTTTTGCTTGGTGGTGGTTTCTCAATGATCAACGTTATCCCGCGCTGGACAAAAGGCGCACCATCCGCATTAAAGCCCGGCCAATTCCTACTATACGAATCCGGCGAGTATGCGCTTGTAGGCAGCAATACGGCTATCACCTCAACGCAGAAGATCGTCAAGCATACGACGCTGATTGAGGGGCATGAGTTGGAGTGGTTGCAGAGTATGGCGGTTGAAAGATCATTGGGAGTTAAGGCATGAGCTTAGATATCGAAAACGTAGATGAACTCAACTATTACATTCGCGAGTTCATCCGCAATAACCTTGAGATACAGATTTCAACCGAAAACGAAAATGATGGATGGGTTAACAACACCAACAACCTAAAGAAAGGACGAAACACAATTACGCTTAAGCTGGGGCAAGACACTATTGGCGAGTACACGCTATGACAACCCTAATCGCAATCTACCTACTGTACGGCGTATTCACCTTCTGGCCATTAGCGCTAGTTGACTGCGACTACACGAAGGGTAAGTGGTACGAGTGGCTGGCAGCTTGGGTCGTATGGTCTGTGTTGTGGCCAGTTCGCTACATCTCTGATGCTTGGTATTGGTGGAGGGCTAAGAAGTGAGCTTAGTATTCGAAGACATTGATGAGTTTCATGACTATCTGGAGTCGTTCATCGTGAACAATCTAGTATTCGACACTGAGACTACTAGCGAATACATTGGCGATATGGGTGATGGTGGCAGCCTGTACAAAGACTCGACCAATGTTCGCGTGTTGCTGAGAGATAAGCAGATCGGAGTATTCTACGTATGACCACAATCAACGACCTAGACCAAATCAACACAATGGCGATGATGACCATGTGCGAGCTTGGGTATGCGCGGTATGAGCGGTTTCGTGCTGGGCTTAAGATGGATGATGAGGCTTGCGAGAAACTGAGGCAGTTCGTGCATTCCAACGCTGATCGCGAGCATGAGCTTGAATTGCGAATTAAATGCGCACCGATGTATAAACCTATGGCATACTAGCCGCAAGCGATATCCCCCTCCGTCGCTTGCTTCACCTTTATACGCACTGTGAACCGTCCAGTGCGTATTTTTTTGCATGCGATATGCATTAAATGGCAGTTTTTACGCAAAACTGGCAGAATATGTGCTGTTTTATGCATGTGTTATAATTTTTGCTCCTGTCGCAGTACTCAGGAAACCCCGGCGAGATAGAGTACGGTTTTACTCGGCGTAGGGTGGGACGCAGGTGATGTAATACGGATCTTACGTTCATGCGCGGCGTAAGACGCTGACGAGTAGCCGAGCATGTTCAGCCATGACGTTAGATTCAATGGCCGACTACGAGAGCGGTACAAGTCTAGCGGATCTACGAAACGAGGTAGCTCTTGAAGCACTGAAATACGGATTGGGAGTTCCTGGTCGAAGTAGTACTAGCCCAGCCTTAAAGAAGCTGGGCTTTTTATTGCCAGTAGTTCGGTAATTCCGAACAACTGAAAAAGTGATATCACAAAGCCACCGAACTGAAACTGATATCATTATGTCCAACTAGGTACATTCCTTAAATCAGACCACATCCACAATGAAGAAGCCCATGAGCGATCCAACTGGCGACCCAAACGTACTAGCGCAACTGTGGGCATCTATTCCGGAGCCTATCAAGGCCGCAATCATGAACGTAGCACTCAGCACGGTAATGGCGTTTCGTAATAGTGAGCGAACATTCTGGACGTCGTTCTGGGAGGTTAGCGCAGGTGGCATCATTACCTTCATGGCCGGCTCAGCAGTCGAAGCATTCGGCCTGTCTAACGGCTGGTGTTTCGCTATCGGTGGCGCCGTCGCAGTCTTCGGCATCGACCAGGTTAAAGCCTTCGCCGCCAGATTCGCAGAAAAGAAAGCTAGCGAATAGGTTAAACTAGGCCTCTTAATGGAGGCTTTTTAATGGCTAATAGACCAATTGTTCACACAGGGGATAAGACCTCTACAGTCGGGCGCTCAAGAATGTTTGAGACGCCTGATGATTTGATGGCTGCGTGCCAAGAGTACCTAGATTGGAACAGCGCCAACCCTCTGATGGAGGAAAAGCCATTCTGCTTCCAGGGCCAGATCATCATGGCCGAGATTCCTAAGCCTCGCGCACCTTCCATCGTTGCCCTCTGCACCCATCTTGGCATTCACCGCCATACCTGGCAGAACTATCGCATCAGTGAAGAGTTCGACCTTGTTTGCGAAGAGGTTGAAGCCCGTATGCGCACGTACAAATTCGAGCGTGCAGTTGCCGGTCTGATGAACTCGACGCTCATTGCCCGCGATCTTGGGCTTGTTGACAAGCAAGAGGTTAAGCATTCCAGCGACGGAACTATGCTGCCTAACCGTATCGAGCTAGTAGCAGGCAAGGAATGAGTACGGCGCAAATCCGTTTGCCCCCTAAGATGCTGGAGGTGTTCAAGCATCCTCGGGGATCTGTTCGCTATCGTGGCGCACGCGGCGGCCGAGGGTCTGGCAAATCCTTTTCGTTCGCCAAGATGGCCGCTATCTGGGGCGTCATCGAGCCTCTACGCATCCTCTGCACTCGTGAACTCCAGGCATCGATCAAAGAGTCATTCCACGCCGAACTAAAGAACGCCATTGCATCCGAGCCGTGGCTTGAGGCTGCGTATGACGTCGGCGTTGACTACCTGCGCGGGAAGAACGGGACTGAGTTTCTGTTCAAAGGTCTGCGCCACAACATCGGCTCTATCAAGTCGCTCGCACAGATCGACCTATGCATCGTGGAAGAGGCTGAGGATGTCCCTGAGGCTTCGTGGCAAGCCCTAGAGCCAACGATCCGTGCGCCAGGCTCAGAGATATGGGTCGTGTGGAACCCGCGCCTTGATGGAAGCCCTGTAGATCATCGTTTCGTAAAGAACACGCCGCCGCGATCCTGCATCGTGGAAATGAACTATTCAGACAACCCGTGGTTCCCTCTTGAGCTTGAAGAACAGCGACTGCACGCGCTAAAGACGATGGATAGCGCGACGTATGCGCACATCTGGGAAGGCGATTACCTAAGTCGTACTGATGCGCAGGTGTTCGCTGGCAAGTCACGTATCGCTGACTTTGAGCCGCAATCTGACTGGGATGGCCCATACAACGGCCTCGACTTCGGGTTCGCGCAAGACCCTACAGCCGCTGTCAAGTGCTGGATCTACGACGACAGGCTTTACATTGAGTACGAGGCTGGGCGCATTGGCCTGGAGCTTGACGATACAGCCGCATACGTCAATGAGCGCGTGCCTGGATTCGCCGAGCATGCTGTCCGTGCTGACTGTGCTCGACCAGAGTCCATAAGCTACCTGAAGCGCCACGGGATGCCGCGCATCGAAGGCGTCACAAAGGGAAAGGGAAGCGTAGAAGACGGCGTAGAACACATCAAGAGCTATCAGGAGGTGGTAATTCACACTCGCTGCGTCAAGGTACAGGAAGAGTTCAGGAAGTACGGATACAAGGTTGACCGCCTATCTGGCGACATCCTCCCAGTGATCGTAGACGACTGGAACCACTACATCGACGCCATTCGTTACGCGCTTGAGCCTGTGATGAAGCTGAAGAACTCGGGCGGGGTCTTTCTGCCCCGGCGTATGCGGGCCTGAGAACTGTTCTCCGGAAAACAGTTGACTGCGAGCCGAATAACGGAAATAATCGGCTCACATTGAACGGAGGCGGTAAAGATGGCGACGGCTAAAGAACGAAAGCTGATCAGAGAAATCACTGATTTGGCGATTGATGTGAATCTGATGCATGGCGAGTACACGATTGCTACCAGCTACATCGGGCATATCCACGCATTTGAAGTGCGAGTGCTGGATAAGGATCTGAACGTGCAAGGCGATCCGTATCAGTGGACGCATCTATCTGGTGGCGAGACTGAACTATGGGACGACAAGCAGGCTATCGAGTCTCTACAGGCTCAGCTTCACATCGTCAAAACCTACCACCCACAATTCGACGCGGACGGGGTTAAGTTATGAGTAAGGTTGATTGGATTTTGGCTCCTCTACTGGCAACTCATGCCGGCGAGTTCAATGGCGAGTTTACTTGCTGGTATTGGCTTGGCAGCGATGGAATTTGGCGGTACAGCAAAGGAAATATGGACCTATGGGAAAGAGTGACGGCCAATAAGCCGATTGCAGACCTTACCGAACGACCGGCGCAAGTTAAGCAATGGTCAGGCCCGCAAGATGGGTTGCCGCCAGTAGGAAGCCGTGTAGAAATTGTTGCCGAGGCTGACGAGTACGCACCTGACTGGGATCGTTACGCTGACCATATTGGCAAGACTGTGACAATCATTGCGCATCAAGAGGCAAAACATAGCCAGCCTATTGCCGTGTACTCATCCGGAGATGACGGTCAATACGAATACCACTCGCTGATTGCCAAGTGTTTCCGCGCAATCCGCACACAAGAACAACTAGCCGCCGAACAACGCGAAACCGCAATCCGCGAGATCATGGATATTGCCGATGTGGATTGCCGGGTTACTGCGGCTCGACTGGTTGATGCTGGGTTTAAGCGGGAGGTGGTTTGATGGGTATTTATCTGGATACGAACAGCGCATTTGAAGAATGGTGCGATGCGAACGGTTACGATAGCGAAGACGAGCATGATCGCGAAGAGGAAGTGTTTAAGCGCGGATCTCATGTCAGCTTCTATATCAAGAAGGAAGCAGACGATACTTACGCACTCGTGACAGCTAACTGCGATTACGACTGGGGGCGAGACGGTATCGAGATCGAGAAGGAGGGACTCAAACGAACAGAGAAACAGGTGACGACAACCACCGTCGTATACGAGTAAACAAAAAGGCCCTCTAAACAAGGGACTTTTTTGTGATAGATGATGTCCGCTGTCCGAGGACCATGGACGCTACTTAAGTTTGCGCTTGGCTCGCTCGATGATTGCTTTTGATAGTGGCTCGCCCTTGTCGTCAACTAGCACTTCTACCTGAGTGCAGTAGCAGAAAATCGGGTTGGGTACGATTGAATACCAGATCGCAACTTCCTGAATAGTGAAAAGCTCCCCATGCCTGGCTATATGAGATGCGCGGCTCTTGCTCTTGAGCGCTGAGAGGTGGAGCAATTTAGACTTGATGCCTAGATCAGTCTGCGCCTGTTGCGCCTCTTCTCGCCTAGCTGTACGCATAGCCCCGACAACTTCAGTCTGTGCGATACGGCTAGCATCAAACTTGCTAACCCCAATCCTTGCTTCGATATCCTCTGCGATCTTTCGTGGATTTAGTCCGCTTGCCATGCCGCGAGACAGGGTAGACGCTAGATCGCCAACCATGCTGTCAGAGATCTTTTTCATCTCGTTGAACGAGCGCGCTTGGAGAAGACTAAGCCGGCGACGATAAGGCGCGCTGGTCAATAGAGAATCTAGGTGCGGCCTGCTGACGGCATAAGCCTCTGACTGAATAGCTAGGTTAGCCATCGTCAAAGCCGTACCCTGCACATATGCTGGCGTCACATAGGCAGACATGAACCAGTTCGTTTGTGGCGTACCCTCGTCGATTAGCTGGCCGATCAGCATGGAAATCTCGTTATCCATGTTGGCTAGCGTGAAATCATCCAGCTCAAAGATGTACGTCTTCTGCTCAGCGTTGACAGCGTTAAGCGTCACCACCTTGTACGGGATGCGCTTCAGGATCGCCAGAACGCCTTTCTGTACGGCTTCAATGCGTCGATTGAAGTCCTTGATTGCGCGCTGGACTCTCGCCTGCTGACCAGTCGGGTCCGTCTCGCTTCTTGGGATGATTGGCTCGCCCATAAAATCCTCTAATTAAGAAAGGCCCCGTAGGGCCTTTGATTATTGCACGGTTGCCGGATCTTCTGGCTCTGGCTCGATGTCTGGAAGAGGCTCAAGCTCAACATCGGCCTCGTAGCCTGCTGATACTCGAATCTCGTCAACGTTAAACACTGGCTGGCCCGAAGAGAGCATCTGCGCATTAATCTCCGACATGGTTTTAGCGTTCAGCAACTTCTCAGCATCAGTCGATTCAGTAAGCTCATCAAACATAACTTCGAAGTCTTCCCGGCGCTCAATAACACCGTGATCCATCATCCACTCAACCACTAGACGCGAGTTGGGGCCGACTTCATTCAGGCGGCGACCTTGACCGAACCTATTGAACGCCTTGATGTCCTCGTTACTTGCTAGCGTGCCAGTCTGACGCCCTACGATGATGGTGGAGCCTACTCCAATGCCTGCGCCTACCTCTTGCAGGTTTACTTCAAACGGGCCTACAGGATCGGGCACAGCAGACGTGATTGCGTTAACGGTGCCGCCTTGCGTGATGATCGCGGAGTCAATGCCACGGTTGAGGCCTGACACCACTTCATCGTATAGCGTACCCACTTCCGACAATTGCATGCCGTGTGCGCGCGCGAGGTCAGAAAGATTTGTGTCCTTCTCGAATCCGATATGGATAGCACGAGCAGCAGCTTTGATATAAGCCTCGCCAGAACCGCCTGTAACTTTCTCCAGGCTGATCAGTGCGTTCAGAATTGGCTCGTACACCGACTCTGGCTCAGTAATCGACCCGAAGATAATCACGCGGCTAGGGTGCATCTCTACTTGACGAGGCGAATTACCAGAGACTTCGCTGTGTTCGTTGTAGGTGAACATCAGTGGAGCGCCGTAAGTGGGGCTCGCCTGATTGGTGTCCCACACTGAAACAGTAAGCGACCCACGCCAAGCAGGAATGAACTTCACGATAGCAGCGGCGCTGACATTCTTCAGCGGCTCATTCCACTGTTTCGAGTCCTTAACCTGAATGATCAGGCCAGCATAACCGCCAACCATCTTGCGCTTGTCGGTTTCCTTGATGGCAGACCAGATAGCTTTCTTCTTGAACAGCCTCTTGACATCCTTTTCCCACTGAGTTTCATCGCGGGATTCGTCGAACTCGTCTTCGCCCTCAATGATCCACGGGTTCGTTTGCCACGTCTTATTGAGGATCTGCATAAGCGCACCATGACCAACGCCATGACGCTTGTAGACGCGGTAGAACTCGTCAAATCCAGGGTTATCAGGGAAGCCGTATTCGCAGTACGCACGGGGACGCTTCGTATCCAGCGCGCCAGTACCAAACGCCGCCAACTGACGAGACGCAGCGATCTGCCGTTCAGCCAGGTTATTCAGCGCCATCATCAGTTCAGGTGGTGCATTGACAGTCATAAAATAGGGCCTCGTAAATTACCCTCATTATACAGCTTGCGGGAATGCTGGGTTTAGGCTAAGGTTTGCGTACTTTAAATGGAGGGCTGGACGGATGAAATTGGTTGAATTGTTGGCTAAGGAATTGGCTGAATGGCCGGAATATGCATCTTGCATCACCCAAGATGATGGCGGATGTATGAATGGCGGAACCGTTAAATATCCACCGGTATTGCATGGAACTGCTTGGGGAGAAGGCGCTTTCTATCTGGATGACCCTGATAATACAGACTCGGTTATGCGTCTTACTCAAGCTGACGACTACCTGACCGCCATCGTTACCCGCGCCCAATGGCAAGCCGAGCGCGACCGTCGGAAGGGTGGCGAGTGGAAGCGGCATCGGGCAGGTAGAAATCAGCCGGTCGCGGGCGATGTTCTCGTAGAAGTAAAGCTTCGTGACGGCGACATTCAGCAAGCAAAGGCTAGCGCATTCCTGTGGAATCATTCGGATTGCGACGTTTACGCCAATATCATGCAATACCGAATCATCAGCCAGCCAAAAGCGGAGGAAGTAGACACTCGCGAATATCGCGGTCCATTCCCGTGCGCTCCGATTGGTGAGCCAGAAAACGCTATCGAATTCGACATCGAATTCCCATCAGGAGCTATTCACTTGGAAGCACAAGTAGACCAAATCGACGGCCCTATTCGCTGGAGGGATACAGTCAACGAACTAGACGCCTACATCGAGGAATTCACTCGTGAGCGTGAAAGCCTGATTAATCGTCTGGCGCTGGAAGGATTTGCGCTGATTCCGGCTATGACTCCGGTTATGGGGGTTGCTGATATCGTTTTCCCCATTGAAGAATGGCAGATTGGCGATATCGTTGAGGTTACTAGTGTTTCCTGCGAGTCCGCCGCACCGCTTGGTGTTTTCACAATTACAGACATCGACAGCAGTGAACCAAAATACGAGCTGGATGATCAGTACTTCCCGAATCACAATCAGATGAAATTCATTCGCCGCCCGTAACGCCTAACCATCCACCAAAGCCCTCCTAACCCGAGGGCTTTTTTGTGCGTGATAGAATAGTCAGCAATTATTGGAGACTATCCTATGCGCCAAAAACAGTCGTTCGTCGTTAACTCGACCACCGACGCCACAAGTACCCGCGTAAACGTCCGAGTAGCGGTTAACGCTGCGTCAATCCGTCGCGAGCAGCATAACGGTCGCGAGCATATCGTGGTGCCGTCGTTTACGCTTCCTGATGGCGTTGTGATGAATAACGGCCTCTATCCAAAGGAAGAGATCGATAAGGCGTATGCGGGGCTTGAGGGTACTCTAGCGCCACTGTCACACCCGATGGTTGACGGTGATTACGTTAGCGCACGACAGCCTGAAGCGATTAACGCTTATCACGTCGGCGCATGGAATCGCAATGTTCAGCGCGTCGGCAGTCGAGTCAGTATTGAAAAGTGGATCGACGTTGAGTTTGCCAAGAACTCCGAGAATGGTCGCGCACTGCTTGAGGCTATCGACAAGCAAGAGCCCATCCACACCTCCACCGGCATCTTTCTTGATCGCGAGATGACGCCCAATGCTGACGGCTACGGTTGGATTGCACGCAACATGATGTTCGACCATGACGCCATCCTCATTGGCGAGACTGGCGCAGCTACCCCCGCTGACGGCGTTGGCATGATGGTCAACAAGACCTTCGTAATCAACTCGGCGATTCCTGTAGTCAACGAAGACGCCCTAGACGACTCATACGGCGAGAAGCTTGCCATCTTGAGCGAGGCAGTCAAGGAGCGGTTTGCCACTTCGGATTCCTACGCATACGTGCAAGACTTCGATGATCGCGCGCTGGTGTATTGCACTCCAGAAGGCATGTATTCGATTGACTACCACTTTGAAGGTGATAACCCGATCCTGACTGGTGATGTGCGCACAGTAGTAGCGGAAACGTCGTACAAGGTGAAAACTAACTCCATGATTGAGCACGTACGAAGCGTGCTAAAATATTTCAGTACCAAAACTAAACAGCCAGTCGTGGCTAATGTTATAGAGGATTCAGAGATGGACAAAGTTGAACTTCAAGCGATGCTTGATGCTCAGGCTGAGAAACTTAGCGGTGCGTTCAACGCTCAGCTGGAAGCTCAATCTGTGACCATCAATGCATTGCAGGAATCGCTGAAGGCTAACGCCGAAGCGGGCCTGAAAGACAAGCGCGCCGCAGTAGCCAAAGTTCACGGCGAAGTGGTTGCAAACGCCTTGAGCGGTGAAGCTCTGGATCAGATGTTCGCTAGCGTGCAAACCGCAGCTGGCATCGTTTCTGGTTCGCCAGTAATCAACAGCGGCGACGAATACAAAGTTCCTAGCATGTCTGATCACTTTGGAGGTGCTAAGTAATGGCATACCCACGCTACCATCGAGTCAACCTTGACGGCGACTCGCTGATGAAGACCGAGACCCGCAAGACTGCTGCCGCTCTGTTGCCTGGCACCATGGCGGTTATCAACTCGTCCAGCCTGTTTGCTCAGCAAGCTACCGCTGTAGGTCGCATGTACATCATGGATGTCGGTTACCACCAAGGCCTGAAGATTACCGAAGCTAACCCAATTGGTGATAGCGCAGTCGGAAACTACTGGGAAGAAGGTCGCGAATACGCAGTGCGTGTTGCAGCCGCTACCGTTGTAGCCAAAGACACCCCTATCAAGCTTGCTGCTGGCGGAATCGGCGCTGTGGGCATCGAAGGCACTGACGTAATCATTGGCTACTCTCAGGACGCCGTTACCATTGGCGCAACTGCTGACTTCATCCGCGTTCGCGCAGTGTCCATCTAAGGGGACTTGAACTATGTATTTTGAAGCAAACGCGGATAAGAAATATCCGCACCTTGTTAGCCACTGGAACACCATGTGGGCTAACCGTAACTGGTTCGATAAGACCGACAAGCAGATGATGGCTGCCTACAACAGCGCAATGCCTAGCGGTATGGCTGTGAACGCTGGCGGCATCACCCGCGACTTCTGGGCGGCGATGGATAACCAAGTTGTCGAGCTGCGTAATACCGGCGTCGGCATGGAGATCCTGAATGACCTCCTGCAAGTACAGACCGTTGTGGATATCGGCAAAACCGCCAAGTTCTACAACAACGTCGGTCACATCGCGGATGACGTAACCGTATCCATCGACGGTCAGGCTCCGTACAGCTTCGATCACGTTGATTACGGTCAAGACGCTGACCCAATCCCTGTAATCCAAGCAGGTTGGGGTGTTAACTGGCGTCACTTCCGTGGCTTGCAGACTGAGGGCATCGACCTCGCTTTGGATAGCCAGCGTGCAAAAATGCGCGTGTACAACGACAAGCTGGTAGCTCTGACTCTGGATGGTGCAACCAACATCCAAGTTCAAGGCTTCCAATCGCAAGGCCTGCGTAACCACCGCAACACCAAGAAAATCGACCTTAACGTCTCCAGCGGCGTCGGCGGTCTGATCAACTTGGCTACCGCAACCGCTGCCGAACTGATCGCCTTCTTCCAAGGTCCGTTCGCCACCATGCTGCGCACCAACCGCATCCCAGAGCTTGACGTTCTGTGGGTATCAGATGAGATCGGCGTGAACCTGGGCAAAGTGTACGTAGAGAATGGCGTGACTGTTGGCACCGTTCAAAGCTACCTGCTCCAGTTCATCAAGGTGAAAGAGATCCGTTCGACCTACGCTCTGGTAGGCAACGAAGCTCTGGGTTATGTCCGCAACCGCGACGTAGTAACCCCGTTGGTCGGCATGGCTTCGAGCATTCAAGCTCTGCCGCGTCCTCTGCCAGAATCCAACATCAACCTGCGTGTAATGGGCGCGATGGGTATTCAGGTCAAGGCAGACGCCGATGGCCTGGGCGGTGTGGTCTACATGGCTAAGCTGACCTAATAAGTCAGTGGTAAAATCAGGGGAGTCTTCGGGCTCCCCTTTTTATTTGGAGAATTGAAATGCGTTATGAAGTTACCAAGGCATGGCAGGGCGTATCGGTCGGTGATGTGATCGAAACCGACACCTTGCATGATGCGCTTAAGCCCAATGTGCGCGAACTTACAGAGAAATCGAAGGAGCCAGAAGTAGAAGCCCCTCGCCGTGGTCGCCCGCCAAAGGATAAAGAGTAATGGCCCGATTCCGCGTCACATACCCAACGAACGGACTTGAGGCAGGCGCTATCGTAGAGTCTGACTCATGCCCGCAATGGCTTAGGGGTAAGTGTGTATCGCTGCCTGATGAGGCTGTGAAGGTGCTTGAGGTTGCGAGCCCTAAGCCGAAGGTAAAGCGGAAGTAATAAAAAAGCCCTCACTTGGAGGGCTTTGTTTCAGATCAGGATAAGCAGCAGGAGCCATAGCATGGTCGTGTCCTCGGTTAGTGGTTGATAGGCCTGATTACAGAAAGCTCAGGACTCGTTCGTATTCGGCGTTCATACGCTTAGCTTCGTCTTGAGCGGTCTGCTCGTCGTCAAAGGTGGCGATGAACATGCTGCCGCTGAAGATGTCGAAGTGGTTGGCGTTTTGTTTTACCGTGAAGTTCATGGTCCATGTCCCTAGAGTAGCCCCTCGCGAAAGGGGCTTTCCATTTATTTGCGCTTGATCATCAGAACCGCTAGAAGCAAAGCGACAATGACCAGATCAGCGCACATCGATAACAGCCTACTTGCAGAATCAACCAGAACAACTCCGCCAGCCAAGCCGAACGCTGCAAGATTCCTGATGCTTGTCACAGGTAGTCTTTCAGGTTGAGGTTCATGATCTTGGCCGCTTTCTCCAGAACAACCATTTCTTCTGGCTCGATATCGCCATCCGACTCAGCAACGGTCAACATGAAGTTGAGAACGGTTGCCGCATCGTCAACGCTATGCGCCAAGTCTTTCAGTTCTTTCTCTGCGTTCTGACGAATGATGCGTGGGCCGCCGTCGTTGAAGTCAGCCTTTGCACGGTCGATGGTGTTACTCAGTTCGGCGCCGAAGCCTTTAAGTGCTGCTGAGTTGTTGATCAGCTTTTCGATCTTTTCGAACTCTTCTTTTTCGATCTCGCCGTCAGCAGATGCTACGTAGAAGACACCGTATACAGAGGCCTGCATCAGATCGCGGTTGGTCATAACTGCGATTGCTTGACGGGCTTCACCGGACTTCTTACCGAACAATTTACCGAACATTTGATTTCCCCTTGGTTGCAGTCCGTTGTGGCTGCTTGAGACGAACTATAGATACGCCACGAAAAGACGTCAAGCAAAAATGCTAAAATGGTCGAAACTATTTTCCAGGTGGCGAAAATGCCAAGCATTGAAGACATCAAAGCGTATTTTTTGGCCTACGGGATTCCTGTACCGCCCGACTTCATATTGCAGCTTTGGATTGATACCATTTCCGTCATCCAGCCATGCCTAGACGGTGCAGGCTATCCAGCATCAACGCAAATGCTTATCTATCTATATCTGCTTGGACTTACAGGCTACGTTAACGTTGATCGGCAGATCAGTTCTCAAACGGCGCCTAGCGGTGCAAGTCAGTCTTTCCGCTGGGGATCATTCGTTGACCGCTACCGCTCTCTGCGCTCTCTTCTTAATACGCTGGACACTTCTGGCTGCACAGCTTCGGTAATCCCTCCAGAGCCTGGCGCATCTGCCGGCCTATGGGTTTCTACTGGCGGGAAGTGCTGCTAATGGCTAGGACGTTGCGTGCGAAGCGCAGAAGTAGCGATACCGTGCGTGACGGCATATTCCAGTATTCTGCGGGCGGATGCCGTCATCATGGGAGCTGTGGTTATTGCGTGCAGAATCGTACCTTCTCCCGCGCTGAATCTGATTGGGATAAAAACGTGAAGCTGTACGGCTGGCCTGATGCTGACCCCTGCTACATGATGGAGGAATCGTAATGGCCTTCATGTCCGCATGGTACATGATCGACACCGCAACCGTGTACCCAAGGCTCGCAGAAGGCGATTGGGGCGGCGGCGTAACATACGGAACCCCGTACACCATCCTTTGCGGCCACGAAGGCGTATCGCGGCAATCACGCGACACTGAGGGCGCAGAGTTCGTAACGCGGGATGTCTATTACACCGGCGACACTCGGCCAGCATACCTAGACCGAATCGCATACGGCGACACTACCGCCCAAGCGTGGGATGCAGTCTCGGCCGCAGAGATTCGCAAGATTGCTCGTCACGGCATGTCGGCGTTTAACTACGAAGACGAGTACGATTTAGAAACGATGTAAAATGCACAATCAACATTTACCGGAGTTAATGCAATGGCTACAGAACTTCTACCTGTCGCGTCTGGAGCCGCTAACTCTGCTGACTTCACTTTGGCTGCTGGCGAGACGGCAACAATTGCGCTTAAAGACGCAGCGTCTCCTGAAATTGAGAGCGGTCCAGTTGTCGCCGTTCAATTAAAGGATGACGCAGCCGCTTACTGGGATATCTACTTGATGACCAGAGAGAATAACTCGGTAGTTATTAGCGCGGCTGGCACTTATCGAGTTCGACGAGTGGCGAACGGTGTATCTGTAGGCGCATTCCGAGGCTAATATGATCACGAGATCAGTAGTTAGTTCGGTAGTGCGCAAGTTTGTATTGCGTTCCGGTGCCGCTCCAATCTTGAGCGGCGCTGTACCTATTCCAGATCCGACAACCGTCAACTTCACTTCCGCTCAGTTCGCTCCTGGCTTCTCTGGTTCGATCAGTACGACTAAGAACGCCGCACGCATATACGCGCGAGGGGATGTAACACTATGGTCCGGATTCATTACAGGCACCGAAGCCAAGCTTACAAACCCATCTGATTTTGGCGATAACGACGGATCAATGCAGGTTGCCATTAACGGGTCTGCATTTACCAGTGCCGCGAGAACAGGCTCTGTGTATACCCTGTTTACCGGATTGCCCCACGCTAAACGATTCGTCGAAGTTCGATGGGTAATCCAGATGGGCGAGGCTCCGTATATCGCATCCTCTGGCAATGTCCTGCAAGTGACTGGACAACCGCCATCACTTGAAACAATGGGTAGTCAGGTAACTAACGGATCGAACTCTGATACCGGCTTCTACAGCGGCGCACTGATCGCCAACATCGCCAACTACGCACCGCCACTACAGGCGCCTTCGGGAACTACTTACGGATCTAACGTCGGCTCCGTCAAGATGAAAGGCGCGTTCTCGAAGCTGGTTGTTACTGTCGGCGGTCCGCGCAAGGTTGGCGTTAGCAAGAATGGTGGAGCTCCATCTTTCTATTCAATCGCTGACGAATCTGGCGGCCCTATTCGCGCTATCGTAGTGCCGTGCGACGGATCAACCTCGACGTATAACGTGTGGGATAGTGGCAACTATTACAACACTGGCGGTCACTTCGCTGTATCTGGTGACTCTGCGCTACTCAACATCGGCACCACGAAGCAGTTCCACATATTTGGGGACTCTATCGTCGCCGGAGCAGGACCAGGAGCCACCGCCGTTGATTCTGAGATGATGTCCGTAGCCTCAGCCTTGGGCGGGGTTGGTACAACTATCGGTGTAGCCGGCCAGACAATCGTCGGCTGCAAGACTATGCTGGACAACGCACTGCCCCTACTGACGGTCAGCGCTAATGACGTGGCGGTCCTGTCTATCGGCGGCAACAGTGCGTCAGGCGGCATTGATGCGACCAAGAAGGCAGACTATCTGTCGTGCATCAATAAGCTGCAAGCGAAGGGTTATGGCAAGATCCTCTGTCGCGGCATTCTTCCCACTCCGGACGGATCTGACACTCGCGCTATCTACAACGTCGAGCTGCAATCGGTCGTGACAACATTGGCTGATCCTAACGTGATGTGGATCGATACCAGTGCGTGGATTGGCTACGACACCCAGGACAATACGCATCCGACTATTGCGGGTTATGTGACGCTGGCCAGTTATGCGTTGCCTGCTTACACGTCGTTGCTGGGGCTTTGATATGCCGGTCAAGGGGTTGAAAGAGGTTCGCCAAAGCCTGCATAAGCTGGTCTGGCAGATTAGCGGCCCAATGGCTGAGAAGGCGCTAACCGAGGTGATGATCGTTGCTGGTGGTTATGCAGCAACAATGACGCCAATCGACACTAGCAACCTGATCAACAGCCAGTTCCGCCAGATCAGCAAGTCAGGCGACAAGCTTACAGCGATGCTTGGCTACACAGCGGCATATGCGGCGGCTGTACACGACAAGAAAGGCGCGACAGTCGGCAAGAACATTCTGAGGTCAAAGGCTGATCCATCACGCGGCAACTTTTGGGACCCTGATGCAGAGCCTGGATTCCTAAAGAAAGCATTCGAAGAGCCTGATGCAAGGGCTGACATAGACGCAGTAGTTGAAAGGTATATGAAACTACCATGAGCCATACACCGATCAATCTATTCAAGGACTGGCTAGAACTATATGTCTCGACGGCTGGCTACACAATCAGTCGCGGCATGTGGGAAGAGGCTAACAATGGCGCAAAGAAGTTCGTGGCGGTCTGGTCTGACTCTGGAAGAACGCCAAATGGTGAAATCCAGTATCCGCATATCCGCGTGATCGTGACTGGTCGCGCAAACGGTCGTGCGCTTGGCGATACAGAGGGCGCTGAACTGTTCGCAGAGTCGTTGTTTGATGCGGCTATTGCGCACTTTGAAACAAGTTGCATGATGCAAATTAGGCCAGTTGGCAGCGTGCAAGGACCGTATTACACCGAAACCAGTAGACCTTGGGTAGAAATAAACTTCGAATTGACGTGTTAAACTATGTGCATCTGCTCGTAGTGGGCGGTACTTTCAAACTTTAAAGGAGGTGCCTTGTGGCCCTTAACTGTGCGTCGGATAAATTTGTAGGCAAGAGCGTACTCGCTGAGTTCGCCCTTGCTTGCGGTGATGTAGACCCGCTGACTTTGACGTGGCTGCCACTTGGCGCAGCTCGTAACAAGTCTAAAACCATGTCGGCTGATACCGTTGATGCTACCGCTGATGACTCGGTAGGCAGCTTTCGCGATACGCTGATCACCTACAAAACTTTCGAAGTCTCGATTGATGGCGTTACCAAGCGCGACGACGGCACCACTTCGAACCAGCAATTGCTGGCCAACCACTTCGAAACCGATCCTCAGCCGTATGTTTGGATTCGCCTGACTGGTCCGATCAACTCGACTACCGCTTTCTGCGTTCTGACTGAGTTCAGCGAAGAATACCCGTACGACGATGTGGCTACCTACTCGATGACTGCCAGCGCAACCTCGCGCCCAGGTGGCCTGGCTAGCGTTATCACTTCGGTAACTCCGATTGCCGTAACCGCCGTTAACGTAACCCCGGCCACTGCAACCGTAGCTGTAGGCAACGTCACCAACCTTGACGCTGCAATCAGCCCTGCTGCTGCCGTCCAGTCCGTAACTTGGTCGTCCGCAACTCCTGCGACTGCTACCGTTAACTCGGCTGGCCGTGTGACTGGTGTTGCCGCTGGCACCGTAACCATCACTGCAACCTCGGTCAGCGATCCGACCAAGACTGACACCTGCGTGGTTACTGTTACAGCGTAACAATAAGCAAATAACTAGCCTCCTTTTTGGGGGCTTTTTATTGCCTACAATTCTCTGGATGCAAGGTAGCGATATTTCTCTGGTGACATGCAGGAGAAGCGAGGATCTATTTTTTTCTCTGCATTCATAGCATTTCCGTAATTCGCAATCTGTACGCATTCAACATCGCTTTCTATGTCGAATTTGCTTGTTACGTTATCGTAGATGCAGCCGATGTCAGAGCAAAGACCAACTACAAGCACCAAGGTAAGCATTTCGTAATCCTTAATTGTGTGTGTTCGCCGAGTATATCCCTGCGCAGAAAGCCGTCAAGCGCAAAATGCTAAAATGGTGGAAATTTCTATGGACGCTAAAAATGCGCAAGCCCATCACGTCGATAGGGGAGATAGGCGTCTACGTCGGCGACAAAGAATATCTCTTCAGGCCTTCACTCTCCGCAATGGATTCTCTCGGTTCCCCGGCTGAGATAGTCGAGAAATTTGCGCTGTTGTTCTCTTCGCCAAAGATAAACCCTATCTGGCCTATCCAGGCATACAGAGCCTGGGAGCGTGAAGTTATCGCTACGGCATATGACGTGCTGATGGCTTGCTGTGATGACGATGTTACGCCGCTGCTAGGTCATATGGGCAGTAAGTGGGGATCGTTCGTGCCTGGCGCTATGCCTTCGATGGATATGATCTATCTGGCGCGCTCACTGATGAACGACGGAATTATCGGCCTGAAACCAGAAGGCCTATTAGCCAAGCCGAAAGAAGAGTACACGCCTAAATTCCAGGCTCGCGAATTTGTGGCGCAAGCAGTCGCGCATCTTGGCATGTCTAGCGACGCCGCTTGGAATTTGACCATGACCGAGTTCGCCGGGGCTATGCAATCGAAATTCGGCAAACCAGAAACATTGCCAAGCCTTGATGAGCACGACGACGCAATGGCTCGCCTCGCAGAAATCAACAGATTGAGACAGTATCAGGTGAACAAATGAGCAACCTCGGCACCATCACTTACACCACGAATATCGAGACTGCTCAGCTTGTTTCGAGTACGAAGGTTGCCGATAAGCAGCTTGACGGTCTTCAGCAGTCATTTGACAAGACAGACAAGGCGTCCCAGCAGCTTGGTGGCGGCCTAAGCAAGCTTGCTACATCTATTGCTGGCGTCATGTCTATTGCTGCTGTGGTCAATGAGTTTAAAAAAGCCATTGCCGTGACGATGGAGTTTAACGCTACCATCTCCAACCTGTCTGCCCTGACTGGTGCGGTCGGTAAGGATCTGGCTGTGTTCCGCCAGGCCGCCATCGACATTGGCGGATCAACCTCTCTCAGCGCCACTCAAGCCGCAGAGGCGATGAAGCTGATTGGCTCTGCATCTCCAGAGCTGCTTAAGTCTGCTGACGCTCTAAAGGCTGTTACACAGCAGGCAGTTACTCTTGCTGAAGCTGCTGGCAGTACACTCCCTGAAGCTGCCGCAGCCGTTACCGGCGCGCTTAACCAATTCCAGCTGGGAGCAGATCAGGCTGGCCGAGTGATTAACGTTCTGGCGGCAGGCGCAAAAGAAGGCGCGTCAGAAATTACCGACACTGTTGCGGCCATGAAAGAGGCTGGCGTAGTAGCTGCTCAAAGCGGAGTCAAGTTCGAGCAGTTCAACGGCGCGGTACAGGCTTTGGCTCAGGGACAGATTAAGGCTAGCGAGGCCGGCACCGGTCTTCGCAACATCTTGACCATCCTAAACACTCAAGCAAAAAGCGAATTCAAGCCATCAGTTGTTGGGCTTTCTGCCGCTCTTGCTAACCTTGAGAAAGCAGGGCTTGACGATACTCAGATGGTCAAGCTGTTTGGTCGCGAGAACATTACCGCAGCTAAAGTCCTTTTGCAGTTCCGTGGCACGATGGACAATGTAACTACCGCCATTACTGGCACGTCTGAGGCTTACAAGCAGGCAGCCATCAATCAGGACAACCTGAAAGGTGATGTTGCAAACCTTTCTAGCGCCTTCGAAACGTTGCAAATCACTATTGGCGACCTGTCTGACTCAACTCTTCGCGACCTAACCAAGCAACTGACTGGCGTACTGTCTAGCTTCAGCAGTGATAGCGGCGCGCTCGCCACTTTCTTTGATACGGCTGGCACCGCTGCGTTGTCGTTTGCCGCAGTCATCACTGGCCGCGTTGTAACTGGGCTGGTTGGTTATGCCTCTGCTCAAGCCGCAGCCGTCAAAGCTACATTCGACCAAGTAGCTGCGGCTCAGTCAGCAGCCAGTGCAAATCTTATGCTAGCCAAGTCTGAAGACGCAGCAGCACAAGCAGCACTGGCGAAAGAGAAGGCTATTAAATTAGCGAACACCGGCATGATGCTTGGTTCTTCCGGCACAGACAGGCTTGCAGAAGCAGAGGCGAGAGCGGTAGTTGCAACGACTAACCTGAACTCGGCTATGGCTGCAAGCTCTGGAGTTGCTACCAAGTCGGCAGCGGCTATCGGGGTTCTCAGAAAGGCGACATCGTTCCTTGGGGGGCCGCTTGGCGTTTTCCTTCTTGCGGCTACCGCCGTATCCGTATTCAGCAAAGAATCGGCAAAGGCTCGAGTAGAGGTTGACGCGCTTAATGGCTCACTTGAAACGCTGTCTTTCAACCAGTTGTCGCGATCTGCACAGGAAGTACAGGGCCAGATAGTTGATCTGAATGGACAGCTTGGCGAGGCTCGAAACAACTTTAACAGCCTGTCAAGCGACAAGGCTGTTATGTCTTCTGATGCGTTTGCAAAGAAGCAAACAGACGTAAGGGCCGCGCTTGATGATGTAACAAAAGCAATCGATCTTCGCAAAAAACGCCTAGAGGAAATCGCAGCAGCGCAAGATAAGATTACCAACAAGGCTCCTGTAGCAGCGAAAGACCCTGAAATCAAAAAGGTTGTTTCGACAACATCCGAAGACGGGCAGAAAGAACTTGCAACTTTAAGAGATCAGTTGGCTCTGTCTAAGCTGACAGGCGAGGCAAAAGCCAAGCTCCAGGCAATTCAAAAGTTAGGCAGCACAGCAACTGAGCAAGAAAAGAATGAAGCCGCAGCGCTAGGCGCTGAAATTTATAAGCTAGAAACGGCAACCAAAACTCTTGCGGCCACCAATAAAAAGCAAAAGACTGACGCTGAGCAGCTTGCAAAGCGAGCCGCGCAGGAAGAAAAGAAAGGCATTGAGAGCAACCTTGAAGCCTTTACAAAACTGGGCGCTGAACTAGCAAGCGTCGGGCAATCTGCACGAGAACTTGCACAGGATCAGGCTCAGTTAACTCTGAATAAATACGCTACTCCTGAGCAGATCCAGTCTATTCGAGACATTGCCGGCGCATTCTATGATGCGAAGACGGCAAAGGATACGCTCGCCCGCGTGGACCCAGCAGCGAATGCTACACAAGGTTTTCAGCAGCAGCTAAAAGACCTTCAAACAGTCAACGATATGAAACTGCTGAGCGATACCGACTATCTGGCGCTTAAGGAACAGGCCGAGACCGACTATAACGCCCGCATGATGGAGATAGAAACGCAGCGTTTTGCCGCGCAGTCAGCAGGAAACCAGGCACTGATAGACGGGCTTGATGCATTTGGGCAGTCGGGCACGCAAGCTTTGGGCGGGCTGCTCTCTGGAACCATGAGCCTCCAAGACGCGATGGGCAATGTTGCTAACACCGTGCTTAATTCCGTAATTGGTTCGTTCGTTCAGGCTGGCGTTGAATGGGTTAAGCAGCAGTTCGTAATGCAAGCCGCAACCCAGGCTACCAAGGCCGCAGAGATTGGTGGCATTGGTGCCGTAGCAGCAGCTCAGGCTGGTGCAACTGGTGCAATCGCGGCAACCACTACAGCTACGGCGGCAACCACTGGTACGGCTGTAGCGTCATCCATGGCTCCTGCTGCTGGTCTTTCTTCTATCGCTTCGTTCGGTGGTGCCGCTGTGATCGGCGGTGCCGCTCTGTTGGCAACCATGGCGCTCGCCAGCTCGTTCGGTGGCGGTCGCTTGAACGGCGGCCCGGTAAGCGCTGGCAACATGCACCGCGTAAACGAAAACGGTAAGCCAGAGATTTTCAACGCGGCAAACGGTCGTCAGTACATGATGCCCAATACCAGAGGCGAGGTTGTATCTAACAAAGATGCAACTGCTGGTGGTGGCGGATCTGCGCCGCCAGTTATCAATATCAACAACTATTCCGGCCAAGCAGCAACAACCGCTAGCAAGTTCAGCGAGGCTGATAAGCGCTGGGTCGTGGATGTTATTGTGGGAGACATGCAAGGCGGCGGTACTTCTGGCCGCACCGTCAACCAAATCACCGGAACCAAGAGGGCTGGCAGTTGAGTATTCTAGATATTGTTCGGGCTAGCGGCGGACCTGACTGCATTATTCCAACCTTGGAATTGTCTTGTCCTGTATGGGCTGCATCACTATTCATCTGCGCCGGCTACGAAGACATCACGGCAGTAACGGAGCTTGGCGCAACTGTTACATTTTTGGCGGCTGGTATTGACGTATCGCTGCCAAAGAAGAACAACGACGGCACTCAGAAGCTGCTGTTCGCTATTGACAACGTTCGCGGTGATGCTCAGGCGCTTATTGATCAGGCTCAGGCAGTTGATGCGCGGATTACTATCACTTACCGTACTTACTTGGCGTCGGACCTTTCGGCTCCAGCAGAGAAGCCATATCGAATGACATGCATCAGTGCGACCATGAAAGGGCCCACTGTCGAGATTAGCGCAGGTTACTTCGACATGATCAATGCTTCGTGGCCGCGTGATGTTTATACGGCTGATTTCGCCCCAGGTATACGCTATATCTCATGATCGAAAAATACCTATCAATTCCGTATGTCGATGGCGGCCGGTCCATGGATGGACTGGACTGTTACGGGCTTCTTATCCGCATCAGGGAAGAGCTCGGACTAACAGCGCCTCCAGATGTAGGCAGCATCACGCGCCATAACGTTATTGGAATGCAGCATCGATATTCTGAGACTGTCGGCCAACTAGAAGAGTGCCAGCCTGAAGTCGGTGCAATTGCGGGCGTATTCCGTAACAAGGCGCTGATCCACGTCGGGGTCGTTGTCAGCATCGATGGTAGACTATCGGTACTAGAAACTAATCCTAAATCTGGACCTCGCTGGCTAAGAGTCCGCGAGTTTCAAGATCAATACGCCAAGGTCATCTTCTATCGTGATAGACATTTTCCCGAATCATCTTGACGGCGGACCTTGCGAGACTGCATATACCGAACGGCGCATGACTATCGCTGCGTGGCTCGATAGCTATACGAAAGACGGTTACAAAGATGGCGACCATATGCCGATCAGCGTGAAGGTTGAAGGCGAGATCGTTGATAAGTGCGACTGGTCAACCTTCGTATTCAAGCCTTCCGACTACATAGAAATCCGCGTCGAGCCAAAGGGCACTGACCCATTCTCTATGGCTGTTGCTATCGTTGGCGCAGTCAAAGCGGTATTTGGCATGCTCATGCCCGCGCTACCAGGAACTCCAAAGACTCCGGGTCAAGGTGAATCGCTGATTGAAAGCAGCGTAAAAGGCAACAAGGTAAAGCTTGGCGGCGTGATCCGCGAATCTTTCGGCATGCAGAAAATCTATCCAGACTTTCTGGTACCTCCGAGAAAGTATTTTAGCGGCCCGCGAACACAATGGACAGAGCTGTTCATGTGTATCGGCAAGGGCAGCTTTGACATTCTGGCGGGCAACGTCAGGATTGGCGATACCCCATTGATCGCGCTCGGCGCAGAGGCCTCCTATCAAATATTTGAACCAGGTGAAATAGTATCTGGCAACTCAGCGTCTAACAACTGGCATAACGCGGTAGAGGTCGGCTCAAGCACTACGGGCGCAGCTGGTCTTGAGCTTACATTCACAACAGACGTTACTCCTGTCGCCTCTGCTGGAGCTTTTGTATTCTCTGGTTACACCATCAGCATTCCTACTGGTCAAGGCACATTCCCTGCCGACTGGACTGTAGGCCTTGTGCTGCGCGTAGTAGCTCCGTACACCTACACTGTTACGGATGGTGGCGGATCTGCTCGAGACGTCATCACCGGGCCGCTGGGCATGCTCAACCCGACCGTTGGTGACACCATCGAAGTTACTGGTAACAACGAGGGGAAATACACAGTCAACTCCTACACTGGCGGCGGCTCGCCTAGCATGACGCTCAACTATGAGTGGGGCGATCCTGCCAACTCCATGAACGTCGGCACTGGTCTTGCTGCTATCGGCCCTGATGGTTTGCGCTTCAGGATTGCCGCGTATAGCGCCTCATCGATCACAGTTGTTCGGCTGACATCAGCCGGCACTGACGACGTATCGTTTCCAGGCTTTGATGCGCTCACAACGTCGTCAGGGAGCGTTGCAGTAGATGCCCTTAGCGGTTCAGGCGGGTGGCGCGGTCCGTTTCCTGCATGCCCTGAGAACGAGCTTACGTCGCTTGTTGAATTCGACATGTTTTTGCCCGAGGGCTTGACGCACGTAGGCGGAAAGGGCGACCTAAACGAGAGAACCGTCAGCTTCGAGGTTCAGTATCGTGAGGCGGGATCTTCTGGCGCCTATGCATCCCAGTCATTCAGTTATACCGCCAACACTCTCGACCAAACAGGCTTTACCAGAACTATCGCGTTACCCTATCCAATGCAGCCAGAAGTGCGGATGCGGAAAACTGCTCCAGCCGAGGAAAGCATTCAAGACCACAATACCATCCAGTGGTATGCATTGCGCTCGCTACTGCCTTCGCCATCAAGCTATGCCGGCGTGACGACTCTCGCTGTTAAGGTTCAGTCGTCTGACAGAATTGCAGCGCAAACCGAAAGCCTCGTGTGGGTTATCGGCACCAGAATCCTACCGACCCGATCTGGCGGTGCATGGACGGCACCAATTCCGACCCGAGACATTATTCCGGCGACTGCATACATCGCAAAAAGTATTGGCTATACCGACTCTGACCTAGATCTAGCGGAAATGGATCGTCTCGACACTGTATGGAAGGCGCGTGACGACAATTTCGACCTGCAAATAACTGACGCAAGCACCGCGAAAGATACTCTAAACGATGCTCTAGGCGCTGGATTTGCTGAACTCGCTCTTGATCGCGGAGTGATTCGTCCGGTACGCGACGAGCCTCGCACAACTTTCGAGCACATGTACACACCGCAGAACATGACTGAAGGCCTGACTCGCGACGTGCAGATGCCTGGTCCTGATGATTTCGACGGTGTTGATATCTCGTATATCGATAAAGACTCATGGGTTGAGACAGTTGTCGAGTGCCGCCTTCCAGGCGATCTAGGCCGAAGAGCGGAAAAGATCAAAGCAACTGGCGTAATCGACAGAACCAAGGCCTGGCGTCTCGGCATGCGTCGTCGTCGTATCCAGCGCTATCGTCGCGACCGTTACTCATGGTCTACCGAGATGGACGCCATGAACAGCCGCTACATGTCTTACTGTATGGTTGCTGATGACGTTCCTGGCTACGGTCAAAGCGCAATGATGCTGGACTTCACTATCGGCATTGGCTATGTCTCAATTGAATCGTCCGAACCTTTAGATTGGTCTGTAGGCGGAACTTACATGGCAGCAATTCGCAAGCAGGACGGCACAGTCTCCGGCCCATATGTAGCAACTCGAGTGGACGACTATAACTTTACGATCCCTTCTCTCGACTTCTCTCCCGATGTTAGCTGGGAATACGAGCCGCCACATATCTTGTTCGGTCCATCTACTCGCTACCACTATGCAGTTCTTGTATCCGACGTTAGTCCGTCAGGCATATCGAAATGTTCAGTAGATGGTGTGGGGTATAATAGTTTGGTATACGCATCGGACGACCAGACTGCGCCATGATTAAATATCCAGAAGGATTACCAAGAGGGCTGCATTCCGGGCGAACGTACCAGACTGTTAGCCCTCTTCAGCGTTCTCAGCTTGAGAATGGTCGAGCTAGGCAGCGTCGTCGGTTCACTAATGTTCCGACAATGGCGTCTATTAACTGGATATTCAATTCTGTTGAGTCGCAGGCTTTTGAGGCGTGGTGGCGAGACTCGCTAATTGACGGCTCTCAGTGGTTCGAGTGCTCGCTAGAAACCCCTCTCGGCTACGAGATTGATTACGTAGCTAGATTTACCGATATCTACTCTGGCCCGTCTAGAGTGGGTCCGCTTCTTTGGTCGTTCTCGGCTGAGCTTGAATTAAGGGAAAGACCTGTTTTGGATGCTGGATGGGGTGAATTCCCCGAGTTTATCCTTGAGCAATCTATTTTCGACATAACAATGAACCGCGAATGGCCTCGTCAGATCAGCTATATCCTGATGACCGAAGACGGCTACGAATTATTAACCGAAGACGGCTACGGCCTGTCAACTGAGTAAAATACATGGCAGACCAAAAGAAAATCAGCGAGCTTCCGTTAGCGTCAAGTGTTAGCGACGGTGACGTGCTCGTCGGAGTCGTACAGGAAGGCGTGACCAAGCGGACTGCGGCGGCCTCGCTCTGGAACTACATCAAGTCAAAGGTCATTACGCTGTTAGGGCTGCGTGGCGCTGATTTCAGCGACTACACCGGCATTGATATGACTGGCGTTGCGGATAGCACCGCTGCGCTACAGGCGGCTTTGATCAGTGGGGTAACTCGGTTCACAGGCAAAGGTACAATAAAGTTCACGGCGACGCTGAGTATTCCGGTTGGGGTAGTTATTGACGGCAACGACCAGTTACGACTGCTGTATTCGGGTCCGGTTGGCGGTGACGCAATTACATTTACCGAAGCTGCGTCGGGCGCAAAATACCTTTCTGGGCTGCGGAACCTTAGACTGCTTTCAAGCGTTCGCGGTCGCTACGGCGTTACGTCCCCCAAAAGTGCGAACGCTTGGAGCCGACAATATCGTTTCGACTTCACGGGCTTTCAATCTTATGACGTATCTGAAGGGTTGACCATCGCCGTTAACTATTGGGATCGCGTGCTGAACCTTGGCGACTTCCGACGCTGTACGTTACGTCGTTTTCATATCATCGGCGGCTGGCCTGCTACCGACACGAACGGTACTGACCACGCAAACACAGGGCTTTACGTTTCAGCGAATACCGGCGCTATTGGCCTCACCGTGAATGACGGTGATTTCACCAGCTGTTCGCACCCTATTAACCTTGGCGACGGGGTTGAGGGGCACGAGATCACAGGAACAGAGTCCGTTAGTTGTTGGGACGCTCTGACATACTCAAACTCCGGGGAAGAGCCCGGAGGTTTCATCGACAACAACCACTGGAATGCTAGCCACGCATGCGTTACAGGTAGCAAGCGGGTAGAGATTCAATTCGGCCAGAACAGCGGGTATCGTAGCTCAGGCATGGCGGTGCATTCGCTAGGTTGGACCGGTATCGGCCTCGCCGACTGCAACTACAAAGTGACGATCGGCAATTTCCACGTTGTACCCGGCAGCGCAACCCCGCTTGATGATTCATGGGCCTTCAGATTCACTAACTGCGCAGCTACTTTCCTGCACATTAAGGGTTTTGATATCTCCTTGCAAATGACCGGGGCGATCTTGCTGGATACCGTTACTGGAATTAGGGTAGACGCCGGCACCGCGCGCGGATGCACTACTTTCTGCAAAGTTCTAACCAGTGCGTCCGATGTGAAAATGACTAACATTGATGCTTCAAATTCTGACGCTTCGTTGCTATCAGTCCCAGTTGGGTACAACCCGACAGGAATATATCTGCAACGAATCCCTCAGGGCTCTTTGAACAGTCCTGTCAGCCTAAGCATAAACGCAAGTTCCGACTTCACGATCCAGCCGAAGTCAGGGCAAACAACAGTTTCCACTAGCGGGACGGTGACAGCTAACCTGATCATGTCAAAGGTTGGGGCAAGCGCTGGCGACATAGTTGACCTGAAGTATGTCAACTCGGGGACGGCCGGAACCACCGTTACCATTCTCAATGGAGCTGGCGGTACGACCTTGAATATTCTCAGGTCCGGGGTGTCTGAGCGATACTTCATTCGCTACCGTTACAATGGGACCACGTGGTCGTGTGACTATCTCGTTCTAGACCTTGATGCGACTAAGAGAACCTAAACAATGACCACCTACGCAACCGGCAACCCGATTGGCTCAACAGCCGCAAAAGACCTGTACGACAACGCCGAGAACCTCGATTTTTACTCACTCGGCCCTCTGGACTACTACCCTGACCGCCTAAACGTTAATCGGATATCCCTACGAGGCATCGAAAACCGGGCCAATACTGCGCTGGCGAACACCGGATTCGTGGATATCGGCGATTACGACGCGGACGGCCCATTGACCCTGACGCTGCGCAATCAGGTCTTCACGAAAGACGGGCAGTTCTATAGTCCTAGCGCCGCTCTTGTGCTGCCCTACACCACCGTGAACAACTGGACCACTGACGCGCCTAATTTCGTGAATCGGGGCGACTTCGTTCTTCGCCAAGACCTCGGACAACCGACTGGCGCTACGCTTATTGGCGCAGTGGACGAAGACGGAAATACGACAACCGTTCAGCTTGAACTGCTCAAAAACAAGTCTGAATTCTTGATTGTTGACTCTATCGCGGCGGCACGGCTAGTTCCTGCAAGCTTCAAAGGGATCATCGCGACTACCGGTTACTACGCGGGGTCGGCAGACGGCGGTGCTATGTACCGTATCGACCTGTCGGACACGACTTCGGCCGATAACAGCTTCACTACCCTTGTCAGCACTGGCGGCGTACGACGCAAGATTGTTTACGAGGACAAGTTAACGGTAAAGCAAGCCGGCGCAAAAGGCGACTACACAAAGGTTTCGAACACCGGCACGGATGACGCTATCGCATTGCAGCGGGCGCACGACCTAACCCCACGTGGCGTGACGGTTTTCTACCCGCTCGGACTCTACTACACCTCCGTTACTATTTTTTGGAATGGTGGCAGCAACGTCGAATTCCAATCCCGCGCAACCTCAACTGACGAGGCAAAATGCGCTATCGTCGGAGAGTTGACCCTTGACGGCGTTGTCCATGCGCAAGTTGGCGACACGACATTCAGTGGCCAGTACAAAAACGTGGTGATCACGCGAAAGACTGGAACGTGGACCAGTAGTGTTCGCGGTCTTATATGCTCCGGCGTAGACCAACAAGTGTTTGAAGACTGCGCTGTGTACCGACACGGTATCGGCGTCCACGTAAACGGGCAATTGAACCCTTGGTTCAGCCGTCTTAATACTTGGATGTGTACGGGCTACCACGTAAAAATCTCACAATGCGTAGAGCCCCGTTTTAATAACTGCCGCTTCGGGCGAAATGGCGGCGTTGACGTTATCTCGGACGGCTATGTACTGGTGGACGGAGCGGGGGGTATTCAGGTCGATACCGTTGATTTCACCGCGTGCCAATTCAACCAGTCGGGCGCCTTAGCCAACATGGTCATGCGCGTTATCAACTACAACAACCCGAACGGTATTTTTACTTTCACCAGTTGCCACATGGAAGGCTGGGGAACTTATGTTCTCGGTATCGACGCCACCACGCCACGCCTGCAACGAGTAAAATTCATCGGATGCACCATCACCAGCGACAGCGCTTCACAGTTCATTGGTGGGTTAGGTGCGGCCCTAGAAGACTTGCAAATCACTGGCTGCACAATCGCGGCAACAATGACGTTCGATCATGTGCACACCGCGTCGATGAACTCTAGCCACCTTCTTGGAAATTTGATTATTAACCGAGGAGATACTATTACCACTAGCAACCGGATTATAGGCAACGTAACGCTGACGGGAGGTGACGGCAAGCTAACGCTTATGTGCAACCAGATCTCCGGTACGGTCAACGATACTTTCACAGGCACGAGGTCCATTAGCGGTAACATCTAGCCAAACAAAAACCCCGCCTAATAAGCGGGGTTTCTTTTAGTGGATTAAGGCGTGAGGTCCAGCGCAGATTCTCCAGCGTATTCGATGATTGCTCTTTTTTCTCCTTTGCCATCCCATTTATATTTCAGTGGCCGCCAAAGGCTATCTGTCTTTATTTTGTCAACCTTAAATTTGAAATTAACATCCCATCCGCTTACCGTTCCATCCTCATGAAATTCCTCAATAATAATTGCAGTTACGTCAGGGCCAGGCGTTGCAAAGACGAACAAATATGCAACGCCAAGCTTTATGTTGAATCCTTGCTGATCTATGTATTCCATGGTAGTTACTTACTCTCTTCACTAATGAATAGTTGGTCCAGTCGGCAGAACCATCGGCTCTTCACCTTCATAACAACGCTCAGCAATCAACACGCTAAAGTCGCCACCTTTGCACGGACTCATCTCGATATTGAATCCAGATTCAGCCAAGTTAACCACCAGATCCGAAACCATGTCTGGAAACGGGAAGAATTTCAGTTTGATTCGTTGGCTCATTTTCCGCATTCCTTACATTTACTATGCGATGGTTTTGGTGGTGCAGCTGGTGCTGGCGGTCTAACTGCATTTGGTGGTACTGGTTGCGCTGCTTTTGCTGTCATTTAATCGGCTTCCGTATTTCCTGCAATCCCGAACATTCGTTACAGTAAATGACCCCGTAACTCCTTAGAAACACGCCACCACTACCGCTGATTTCGTGCTTGCAACTGCAAACTTTCTCTGAGAACTCTAAGTTCTTCGCGCATCTCGACAATTCCAGCGAGGAACATGTTTTTCTCTGGTCCTGATTGGTATGGTGATTCACTCTTTCCCTCCAGATAGGCTACTTTGCCTTCTAGGTAATAACGGTTACTTAAGGCTTTATGTTGCATGCTGATTTACCCATTGCTTTCAGTGCGGCAGTCAATCTAGGCGTTTGTGGCGCCTCAATAGCTGCTGCGATTAATTCGTTTAGTGCTAACTTGCGTGCTGCGTGACGATCCTTGTTTTGGATGCTGTGACACTTGATGCAAGCCAGGTTCGGCAAGTAGCGACGACCTGCTAACTCGGGATGAAGCTCGCACTCCTTGCCGTAGACTGATCTCATTGATTCAGCTCCTTGACCTTGTCGATGGCGCGGTTGAATCCGATGGCTTGCTCACTTTGATCGTTCTGAAAGCAGTCTTCGCACTCGCGCTCCGGCAGCACCACCGATGCCGGCGCGGGCTGCTCGGCTGCATGACGGAAGACCGGAAAGGAGTCGCTCCAATCTTCAGGATGATCGGACTTATCATCGGGCTCTGATTGCTCTACGAGACCGGAGTGTTGGCATTGAGTCAGCCACGCCACCGGCTCACCCTGCCCACCCTTCAGACGCTCGATCTCATCTACCGCGTCGTTGTACAGGCTTTCGAAGCTTTCGGATTTCAGCCGCTCGATTTCGGCGCGTGCCGCCTGGAGATTGTCGATCATCGTGCCGCGTTCTTCGCTCCAGCAGCCATCATTGAACTTAACCGTATCCTTCCATTCTTTGGCTTCTGTGTGGGCCTGCTCAAGTTCTCCTGCCTGCCGCTCAACTTGAGCCTTCCACATGTCGCGGTTTCGCTCGATGCGTTCGTTCTCCGCCGTCAGCCGTGCGATGATAGCTTGCAGTTCGGCGAGTTCGGGCGGTGCGGTGTAGAGCTGCGCCACACAATCATCGGTAGCGAAATAACCGCGACCATAATCCTGCACGGTAACTTCTTCGCAGTTCTCTAGCAGGATAGCGTCCACCGGCTGGCGCTCGACGACAGGGGCGGCGCGCTTGTTCCAGCAGGCTACCAAGTAATTTTCGGTCCCTTCGTATTCTTCTCCGCCCATTAGGGCTTCGCATCCATCTTTAATGCGGTCGCAGAATACTGCAGGAGAACCAGAGTAGATGGTTAATTTTGCCTGCGACCCGCAGAACGGGCACGGCAACAACTCAATTTTACCGCTCATTCTCTTGCTCCCGATTCGGTGGGTTTGTTCTTCTCGATAGACTCTGCTAGCCAGCGCTGTAGCGATTCCTCGTAAATGGTTTCGCCCTCGCAGTGATCCAGCAGGTAGCCAACGAATTGATCGAACACCTTGAGCTCCGCATTCCGCTGCTCGGCGGCTGTCAGGC